AGGAGTGCTTTTACAAAGACATTTCGTAATTTTGCACTTGCTTGTTGAATTCGCGAACGTTTTAAAGATACTGGTATAGCTAAAGGTTTCAAGCGAAGTGAAATCTGCTAATTGTAACATTCATTAAAGTACAGAATATTTACAATTAACGTAGTTTAAGAAAAAAGTGTGATTTTCGTTGCTCTTTTGGTGGTTATCTTAATAAAATAGCCGCCTATCTGTTAAGTGATAAGCGGCTAATTGTATGAGAACCTGCGATTACAGATGTCCTATATCCTCCTTGGATATCCAGGTCCCGTGACTTGGCTGTTTGTCAAGGGTACAACCGGTAAGGTCCTTCACCCCAAGCTCCCTATTTTTTGGCTAATCGGGGCCGTTTTAAAAAAATCCCCTCCTACCCTCACGGGCAAGAGAGGACACTCATTTAAACAATCTAGCTATGGAAAACTAGAAATATCTTATTTCCCGCACTTAACAACTTCGAAAACACGATGCTCTCTGTCGGCGGAAAGTCTATTACCTTCTTCATCGCATATGTGGCCATCTTCGTTGACCCACATCTTCTGGTTGAACATCTCTTCGCACATACCGAGAATCTTCAGATACTCCTGTGCCTCGAAGATGACGTTCTTGCCATTACGCTCTGCCATCTTGAAGTTCTCGATAAGATCTGGATTCAGGTCAGGTGCAGTGATATCGTACTCATCCATTTCATCGTGATAGTGGATGTTGAGTATCTCCAACTCTTCCACCATTGCTGAGTTCGTACCAATCTCGCCAGTCAGAGCCTTCATAACGGTCTCCTTTTCTAGCTTTTCGTACTTCTTCCGGCACTCATTGATGAGTTTATTCAACTCTTCTACTGTATAATCTTCTACCATATTCATTATTTTAATTGGTTAAACAATGGCAGGAGATGGCTGCTAACCACCTCCAGTTTTAGCTTAATCCTCATCTAGACCGTTATCGAGGTCTTCTTCATAGACGCCGAACAATCTCAGTGTATTGCTGTCAATCTCGGTCTTACCGACGATGTAGCGCTGTGTCATTTGGATATTCGGCATACCGTTACTGGTATGTCCCATCATGACGGCAATCTGCTCAAGAGGCACTCCCTTCTTTGAGAGATTCGTTGCGAACGAGCGTCTGCCGGTATGGGATGATACGAACCGATACTTCTTTCCAGTCTCTTCCTTTCCAGCCTTGAACACCTTCGTGTTCGTATCTATTCCGCAGTCACGGCAGATATCGCGGAGTGCTCTATTGAACGTCCTTTCACCTATCTCACCCGGAAGAGGCTCGTCACCAGTACCGCATACGAGGAACTTGCGGAGCTTCTTGTGAAGTGGAACCCTTACCTCGGTCTTTGTCTTCTGAGTAACATACACGAGGAAGTGTCCGGTATCATCTATGTTCTCTTCCGTCATTCTCTGGCAGTCGCTGTAACGTGCGCCACAGAGACATTCCATGATAAACATTCTCTGAACATATCTTTTTGTTTTTCCGTGAGGGTTGTACTTTATGATTCTGTTTATCTCCTCATCAGAGAGATATACAGACTGGACCGGCACAGCCTTCGCTCTAAGTATTCTGCCGAACGTAGGACTAGGAATTTCCCTGGTAGCATCGTTCTCACGTATCACAGCCTTGATGGTTGCACATACGGTTCTTGCCGAGTTGGGAGCGTAGTTCTCCTGGATCTTCTCGAAGAGGTCGCGCAGATTGTCGTCTGTGATGTCTTCCCATAATGGCTTATGTCCAAGCATCTCTTCGAACATCCTTACAACCTTAATAAGCTTCGGGTATTTCCAGATGTATGCGCCATAGAACGTGTCATGCCTCCAGGCGTTGGAGTGATAATTGGCGAACCAACCCTGCTTGATGGCAGTCTTGTACTTCTGCTGCTGTGTGTAGCTCAGAAGTCTCTCCCAATCTCTTGTCTTGATTCTTATTTCTTCTGTCATAATTCTATAATTTTGGTTACTAGTGGCAAAGATACGAAAAGTTTATAATATAAACCATCGTCTTTGCCGTTTTTAACGCTAATTTAACCTTCCGAAGCAGTCTGCTTCTCGACTGATACGAGTCTTAGGGTAGAACCATTATGGTCATTCCACACACGCATGTAGTCTTCCGCCTCATCCAATGCATCTTTATATGATTCTGCCCGGAATACGTACGGATTCTCCTTAGGAATGAAAATTCCATCATTGTAGGAAATCTTATACTTTGCAGCATAGACACCAATATAGCCGTTCAGCTCGTCGTTCAGACTAGTAGCGATGTCTGCAAGAAGGTCAACTGGTATATCGTCATCGATAGCTTTTGCTTCCGGGAACTCAAACCCTACAGAAGTGCATCGGCTATGAATGATAGGGATAGCTGTTTCGCTGTCGCCTACTTCTACGATATTCACCTCCCTGTTGTCGCCGGCAAGTACAGGCCAATCGAACACCTTTCTGCTCACATTGTGCTCTCTCATTATCTCACGGATGGTGCATGCAAGTTCCATCTTTGCTGTTGAACGCAACTCATCAATCTTGTCTTTCAATACTTTTCTATCCATAATCTTAATATTTTGGTTTATAGAAACCGCTACGATATGTAACGGTTTGGTTTGGCTAAACTCTGTTCGTGAATCCGCTCTCTAGCTTATCTCGGACAATATTCTTGAATCGACCAAGCATCTCATCCAACTCCCATCTGTTAGGATTGTTGTAGAGACCGGATGCGTAGGTCCTCGCATTCTCCAAAGATGCAAGGATATTACGAATAGCCTGCATCTCATCGTCAGTGGAATCATAGCAGTCAAAGCTGCAAGTAAGTCCGTTGTCGTAGTTGTCGAACTTCTTTCTCGGGTAGGCTTGGTTGTGGCATTTCACGACCAACTCCCTCAGCATCTCCTTGCAGTCAACCATGTCGTTGATAATGTCTTGTAGGTCGTATGGGGCGCCATTTATTCCGTGTCCATCTGGCCCGACCCAATTAATAGCCTCCTCGCTTGGATCAAAGCCTCTCCAGTACTCCTCCAGCTTGTCGGCGAAGTCACACTCGTTGTCCGTCTCGAACCAGATAGAAACAATGAAGTCTTGGTCTTGTGGGGAATACTTCTCTAACTCGACGCAAACCTCACCTCTTTCGTTAGGTGTATCGTCTACATTATAACTCCAGTCTAATTCCTCTGCTATTTTTAAAAAATCATTCATATTTTTAATTTTAATTGGTTAATACTTGCACCCTCCGAAGAGGGCTTTTTAGGCTTCCTGGTAAGCGAGAATCTGTATGTGACGCATCTCGAAATTGACGAAGATGTTAAGATATATACCAGCGTAAGTAAGGAGCGTGGTTCCGTTGTTTTCCTCGGTGATAATTTTCTTTTGCTCTGTGCCCATGAGGTTATTTACCAGGTCGTTTGCCACCATAGCCAGGCGGAGATTGTCTGAGTTATCCTTTATCCATCTGACATCCATAGAATTGCCATAAACTTCTGCATGGCAGGCGTTAGAATAGATGAAACCTACAGCCTCGTTGCATCCGTCGTCCGTATACTCGCCATCGTCGAACATATTCTCCCACAGAGTGTCATGATAGAGATCGTTCTCAATATCGAATTCACTCAGATTTTTTACATTTACATCTACTATTTCCATAATCATTCTACTTTAATTGGTTAATACTAGGAGCGTGAAACAATAATGTTCCACGCCTTGTTCGGCTTTACACAGGCAGAGACACGATGTATTCCTTCTTCTTCTTTCGTGTTCTGCTCTTCACAGTGAATCCACAAAAATCTCTCAGCCACCCGGCAGCATTGCCGATGAATGGCTCGTTCACCATAAGGATAGGACGGAGCATTCCGTTCTTCTTCATGAACTGATAGTCTATGAAGTCGAACGGGTCATCCGGGTCCTCACTCTTCTTCTCCCACACGCTGACATCGAGATAGTCGATGAAGTCTCCCTCTGGCGGGTTATCCATCTCGATGAATCTCTTCGGCGTAAGGAGAATCGTCTCCTTAGGCTCATGGGTCATAAAGAAATTCTCTACAACCTCGTTGAACTTGTCCATGTCCATCTGTTTCTGGACAATGCCCTTTCTCTTCATGATGTCAGAAGCTTTGAGTATTCTTGTACCTCTTCTTGCTGTTGCCATAATTCAAAATTTTAATTGGTTAAACATAGTACCCCGTCATTACTGACGAGGATTTTGGCTAGTGTGCAAGGAATCCTATCGCCTGGCCTTTCCCGATAGACCAGCATAGCCTATCTTCCTTCAGGCACTCTGTGCAGTTTCCGGTGCATAGCAACGTTCCTTCCGGTGCTGATGTACCGCTCTCGAAGATAGGATGCGCCTCCGGAAATCCGTGGCGGTTATCCATCTTGAGACCAAGCCATCCGCTGAATAGGATGTGCATGTTCTCAGGGATTACGTTGCCCTCATCGAGGTACTCGTTGCACACATCGAACATCTTCGTGAACGCCAGGAACTTGGTATCCTTATGCTTGCGGGCAATCTCGCACATCTTGTCAAGATACCATTTGTCCTGGATGTCACCACCGATATGGAATCGGAATGCTCTAGGGTAGCGGTAGTTGAGGTAACCATCAATCTCCTTGAAGTATCGTTCAGGATCCTCGTGGAGGATGGCAGAATTGATAACTCTCGTCTTGATGACCTCCTTGTAAATCATGTCATTGCGCAGGTCGTAGCAGCTCTTTGCACAGATTGCACAGTTGCCGCAATCCATGACCGGAATGAGCGACACGGATGGGATTGCTCCCAATTTTGTGTTGCCATCACTGATCTTGACATGCAAGTCGCTGACGTTCTCTAATGCGTTCTCATAAGCTGCCTGTGCCTTTGACAGACGAGTCTTCATTCCTTCCTTACCTAATGTCCAGTAATTTCTACTCATAATTCTAATTTAAAATTGGTTAATAGAAGAGGAGCATGCAAGCTCCCCTTGTTAGGTATGTTTTAAAGTCTTGCCCATGAGTATATCTTCGCTCTTCTTTTCTCTTCTTTCAGCTTAGAGAGGAGATATTTCTTCTCTTCTCCCGAGAAATTCTTACGGATATACGATTCACACTGCTTCTTCTTCCAGAAATGAACCGAATCTGAAGCGTCTGGCGTTATTGAAACCCACATCATGCCGCCTACTACAGGAACAAGTCCTGCGTAGATAATTCCTTTTCTAAATTCCATAATCTAATCATTTAAATGGTTTAACATTGAATACCCCCATGCTAGGGGATATTGTTAGGCTTCCTCGTAATCTTCCTCCATCATGGAGTGAACCTCTTCAAGGTAATTGCCGAAATTGTACTTGATGTTGTACGTGCCGAACGCCTTGAAATACCATTCTTCGAGATATTCTCTGTCCTTGTTCGCCTGCTCGCTGTCCTCTGCGGCATCAAGTCTGGCTACCATGGCAGAATACAAATCGTAGTAATCGTCGCCAGCGTAGTCGGTTGCCCAAAACGTGCCTGTAACGTGTCTGGGATAATCGTTGTACAGATTGGCAAAATTACCATCCATGCGCTGGTCGTTAAGATGGAGGTATTTCTTTATCTCTCTGTTTACCTTGTGAGTAAACTCCCACGAAAGGGACTGGATATTCTCTCTAAGCATATCTGCAATGTATTCTTCCAGATCCTCTGCGTCATCGAATTCATCAAGACACTCACGATAGAGGCCCTCGATAACCGCGGCAAAGCTTTTCACACCGATATAGTCGGCTACTTTCTCGATAACCTCACCCTTGTTGTTCAAAACAACTTCTAAAATATTCTTTTCCATAATTCATCTGTTTAATGGTTCATAATGGTTCCCCACATTATCGTGGGGAGTTTTAGCCACATATGGCAATGTCGCCATATTTTTTGTAGAAATGCTTGTATGCATCAAGACCACTGGCAGCTTTCAAGTCTGTGACCTCTAGCTTGCCGGTATCCTTGCGTACCTCTGCAATAGAGAATGTATTGTCGTGCGTCCACTTGATGAGGTCCACACGCCTAACAGGATTCTCTACTGACTCAACGATTTTACACTTCAGTAAATCGTCATTCAGGATTTTCTCTAAATCACTCATAATTACAGATTAATTATAGTTACACATTATTTCTGTCTCACTGATAATTTCAGCACAATACTTGCAGCGATGGCACATTATATAGCCTTTTGCCAGTAATTTGCTGAACTTCGGGTATGGGCATTTCTCGCCCATGCCAGCTCTCGTAATCTCAATTTTCTTCATATTTCAATCTGTTTGGTTAATAGAAATCCACACCCGTGAGAGTGAGGATTGTTTTGTCTAATCACCGAAATCGCTTTCGTCCTGATCGTACCACCAGTCCTGGAATCGATTCGCAACCTCTTCCAATGCATACTTAGCAAATGTGTCGTAGATATTTCTGCTCTCGCCCTCGTTAAAAGGAGCATACAGAGCCTTGCCGATAGCATCATAGGTGACGGATTTGTCGTCCTTGAAATTCCCGAAGCCCTTAATCATCGTGATAAGGTCTTCTCCTAAATCATCGGCAAGCTCATGCATATTCTCCATGATAGCACTCTTGTTCTCGTTCCAGAACTTGCTTGTTTGAGAATGATAACAGAATCCAGTGTACCCCTCATTGGCATTTCTGACCTTATCGAGCGTATAAAGCATTGTGTCTTCATTAACACCGCCAAGCTGCTCTACTACGGCATATGCCATCTTTACGAATGATGGATTATCATTTTCCTTGATAAACGCATCCCATACTTTCTGTATATTCATATTTCTGTATTTTGGTTGATAATAGAAACGAGCAAGCGCACCATACGCTTACCCGTAATTTTAGCCGAAAACCCAGATAGCCGTAGTTCTTGCACAAATGGCATACAGCTTTCCGCTGTGACCACGGAACAGCATTCCGTTGCATCCGTACACACCGGAAGAATAGCCTACCTGACTATATTCTTCCGGGATGGCTGCACGGCTTGAACTGTGTGTTATATCCTTGGCAGCTCCTACTCTAACGAGTCTCTTCAACTCTTTCTGTGTCATTTTCTCCATAATTCTTTAATTTTGATGGTTTAACATGGTTTCTGTGCAGTCTATCTGCACAGAATGTTTGGCTAGAACTTGCGAGGGCGCATGCACGATTGCTCAATCTCCTGAGCCTTCTTGTCTGCACGTGCTACGCGTCTGAAATACTCGCTCTTGTCGAGATTCTTGCGTCTGCACTCCTCGCTGATAACTGCCTTGTGACTCGCTACGAGCCTGGCAAGGAACTTTCTGTCTCCGTCTGTTATAATTCTGAATTTTGATTTGGTTAATAATAGAAGCAGGACACAGGACGTGCCCCGCTGTTTTGACTACTTGCCACCGCACGCAATACTATGAGGACAGCCATGAATCTTGCCATCCATCAATCCGTGAAAGTAGCACCCTACACATCTCTCTGTGACTATATCCCACTCTCGCTCTATTCCGTGTCTGTCAGTTACTCTTACTGTTTCCATAATTCTATATGTTTTGGTTAATAGCAGGCAGCACATTATCGTACTGCCCAGTTCTGGCTAGAGATTGTACACCGGACTTTCTGAAGCATTCAGGATAGAACTGCCGGTGAGAATGGAGAATGCACAGGGGTCAAAATCATCGAAATTCTTCATCCTATCGATTTTCTTCTGTATCGCAGCACGCATGGATGACATATTCCATCTGCCGTCGATAGGCATGACAGAATCCATGCCCACCATTTCCACAACGCTCACCTCATCGGTGAATCTCATGTTCACAAGGTCAAACTTGTTAATCTTGTGATAAAATTGTACCCATTTACTCATAATTCTACATTTTTGGTTTGTAGGAGAGGGAGAAAAACTCCCTCAATTTCAGGCTATGTACTTCTTGATGAACTCTTTAAGCTCGTTGAGCCGCTCGTCAATCTCCTCTTTGCTGCATACGCAGATGAAACGTGGAAAATAAGTATCCGTTATTTCTCCCATGTCATTCATGACACAGGCAAAACAACTTATATACCCTTCGCCGTTTTTATTGCTAACGCTAACATCAAGGCTCAGTCTTGATTGATTTTTCAATACTTCTCTCTGAATTTCCTGCAACTTAGGCAAAATCGTAGAGAGTATGTACTCTACATTCTCCTTGTATTCTTCATCTATCATAATTCTTAAATATTGGTGAATAGTATGCGTGACAATCGTCACGCACATTTAGCTCATGCACAATACTGCAATCTCAGAGAAACTCTTTGAGATAGCCTCCTTGCTACGATAATCTCTGTAGCCTCTGGTATTATTATTGTGCCACTGGCTCGCTGCTATCTTGATCTTCTCCATCTCATGCATAAGCGCACGCTCAAAATTCTTCTGTGATTTTCTGTCTAACATAATTCAATTTGTTTAATGGTTCTACATAGTATGCCCAGGAAAATGCCTGAGCACATTTTTGGCTACTCGTACTTGTTGAGCAGGAAAATCAGAATACAGCCGTCTCCGTTCATGAGCATCTGACATTTGTCCTCATCTGTAATGATGTTGGCGCAAATCTTTGCGAACATAGGAAACGGCTCATCCTCCATCTCGTCATGATATACTGCCAGGTATGTTCCCGGCAGCAGAGAACGTGAATCCTCAGGATCGCCGCCGAACTCATCGCACGCATGTATAGGACATAGAACTCTCTGGATGGATGTGTGTGTACACATATCTTCCTCGCAGTCCATGCCCATCATGATATCAATTAACTCACACTTGCTTAATTCTTTTGTTAATGTCTTGAACATATTCTCAATATTTGGTTAATAGAAGAGAGGAGCGGAAACTCCTCTCAGATTTGGCTACTTCTTAAGACCTACGTACATTATCGTACTCTCGGTGTGTGGATTGTTGCCAAGCTCTGAAATCTCATTAGCCTGGTTTATAACCGTCTTTCTCAGCATCACGTTTGCTCTGTGACAATTATACAGAGTAACTGAAACAACTACTAATGCAACACACACTACGGCAAACAATGCCACGAAAATATTCTTCTTCATAATTCTGTAATTTAATTGGTTTGTAATTATTGTACTGCCCAAATCTATAGGGCAGTTTTTAGGCTAAATGTTTCCAAGCACAATTATCGTACTTTCCAAATCTGTCACGCTCCAGGCAGGATGAAATTCTCCAAGCGGAGCGTGGATCGCCACATCTCTCTGAAGAACCACCTGCCAATTATCGTACTGCTCCAGAATATTCCAAGCACAATTCCACAAAATATTCCAAGCAGAATAATGGCAATATTCGTACTTGCTAAACACAACAGAGCAGGAACGCTCTGAATAAATCCAAGCACAATTATCGTACTTGAATAAATAATCTGTCTTGCTTTCATATCTATATTTTATTGGTTATTGTTCCGTAGCCACGCACGACAATTATCGTACTGGCTACAGATTTTTAGGCTCACGCCACGCAGAATAATGTAAGCACACCATTCTTTAGCGACCCGAATTCTACGTGACTCAAAATCTCCTGAGCATCTGCAATGATACTCTCAACCTCTTTCATATCGAGGCATTTAATTCTCAGCGTACTCATAATTCAAATATTTTGGTTATTGTTCCCTACACGCGTAGGGAGATTAGGCTACAATATATCGAAAGAAGAATATAGCTCCTCTTTCTCTTCTTCTGTTTCCGGCTCTTCTGTAATATAGGACCATCCTTTTTCGTCTTTAACATATCCAAGGAACTCCATTTCCTCATCTGAGCGGTTTGCCGTAACATAATGCTTGATAATTTTCATAATTCTATATTTTTATTTGGTTTGTAATTGTAGAGCGGAGATTTCTCCCCGCCCCGTTAGCCAGGATGTGCATCTTTGCACCACGTTTTATCATTATTGTCTTAACTACGTGGCTCACACCCTACAGATTTTATGCTTCTGCCAGCAGCTTGTTTATTTCTGAGGAGATAAATCTCGCACGGATGACAAGCAACCGATTTCAGTCAGCGTGGATAGTGTGTACCTTGAACGCTGCAAATCGTGATTGCACACACAATTGATTCTCGGGTAACCAGCCCGACCGGACAATTCCAAACCGGTAGAATATGAATTATGATTTATCCGTCCGTTATCTCGCTAGATAACTGCACAGCTACGGCTCTTACTCTTTCCACGTGCCTCATCTCATTCGGTATCGTGGTGGCTCTGTGCTCTCTCGCTACCCTCGACGGGATTTCTCGCCCACCTTTCTGTATCACTACAGATTCGTTTGCCGGATAGCTCTCTGAAATTTTGACAATAAATCCCCTGAGGGAGAATAAATTCTCTCTCTGGAATAATACCAAAATTTCTGTTTTGTTCCCTTATGCGGCACCGACCCGCAAATGTACGCTTAAACGTGATAGGAAAAATAAGGGTACGACGACCCGCTCCAAGTTGAAAAACCTGGAGTAAAATTTCCCACTGGCTACCGGTCAGATAGTCAGCGGGAAAAACTAGATAGCTAGATTTCTCAAGCTACCTTGTTTGTGTTACTTTTGCGCTGCTGCGAGTTTAGCTTGCAGTTCTGCTATCTGTTTTTGCAGGTCTGTTATGCTTTCACTCTTTTTCTTTGCTACCTTTGCACCGCTTGCGAATGATTGGTGCAAAGAGCACAACTTACTACCTAATCTTTGTAAGCTATCAATAATAGACGTTTGCACGTCCTTATTGTTGCTATCAAACCACGCAAAGAAATTAGGCAGTTTATGTTTGCGGGAAAACTCGCTTACAGCAGAACGCACACACTCAGTCTGCAAATTGCAATAACTTTCATCAGATAGCACGTAATTTGTTGCTAACTTGTTGTACTTCGCACGTGCTTTCTCTAGTTCTTTCTTTGCGCTTACTACTTCGTTATCAGTGCACTCGCTTAATAGCTTTTTGCGGTAACTATTAAGCACTTCTAAACTCTGCGCTAAGACTGCGCTACCTTTGCACTCGGCTACATAACTAGCAACCTTAGTACTTACGTGCTCGTAGCCTTGAGCACCTTTCATTTCTAAATCTTTCATATTTAATTCTGTTTAAATGAGTTACAAGGAAAACCCCCTTGTTATCTACATAATAGCAAATCGTATACCAAACAACCACTAAAAAATTGAGTGTTTATGCATTTAACCTTTTGTAAGTACTTGATTTGTAGATAGTTAGCCACTTGTAATATTTACAGCGTTTGTCAGTAGTTGTTAAGGTTTAAATAATTTAACGTTTTCGCCAACGTGGCAGACTTGTAACTATCTAATAATCAATTAGTTATAAAACTATAGTGGCAGTAATTGTTAAATATTTAACTTAAGAAACATTAATCTTTACAAATTGCTAACTAATTGATTTATAGGTAGTTGCACCCGCCAAAGTGGCAGTTTATGTTAAGGTATTTAACTACTCATGTAATAACCTTTTACCAATTTCGTTAAAATGTATTTAATAAGTTAAACACGAATATTTATTCATGCATAAATATGGTAAACATATTTTGGTCAATTACTTTGTAATAAGTTTTGATGTTTCACGAAATAGCAATAATGCATATTTATGCAAGAAAATGAATATAAACAATGTTATAAAGTATTGGTTATTAAGTAGTTACATAAATTTTTTATAAATATAAACCGACAATTTGAAATAATTACAAAAACATTGTTTCACGCCGGTTTTCACTATATAAACCGACGCAATATGTAAATATTTCAGAAGTAACACCCCCACACCCCCTTTATAGCTATAAATCAGCGCGGTAGTCACCTCATCTAAAAATTTTTTCTTCCGATTTTTCAGCCTTTTTGTAAAGTTTAATTACTTTCCTCCATAAAGAATAATTATGCATATTCATTCATCCGTTATTTATTAACATTTGATAGCATAAACTCTTACTTTGCAGACCAAACCATAAATGTATACCTATCCTTCATTTAATGTATACCTAAAATGTATATTTATACCCTTTATTTACTAGGGTTTTACCGGATATTAAGGATATTATCTGTATCTTTGTATTGTCGATATTTTATAGGCGACATGTTATAAGGACGACCTGACACGTGTTATCCTTCAGAAAGCCCCTGTTTATCGGGGTTTATCCTACACAATAACGGAAAATTAATATTATTATTGTACATAAATGGAAAATGGTATTGCTATAGACACATTGCACGCTCAGTTGCTTGACCTTTCGAGGCATGACGAGTACGGCTTCGAAGAACTCCGTTGCCAGGACTGGGGTAAGGCAAACTCTGAGAAGTACAACAAGCTGAAGTCTAATTTCATCAGGTCAATGAGACGTCTGGCGAAGAAGGCTCCGGTGAAGTACTACAACGGTGCTTACTACATGTTCAACGGCAAGATATACGAAGCTGTTCCGAAGATAGTTTTGGAACAGGCTTACCAGCTTCTGCTCCTCGACCTGGCCATGGCTCCGATGCTCGGCATCAGTACGGTGATGAACAAGTCATTCATGGAGGTAATAGAATGCTATAACATACTGAGACCTACCTTCGACATCGTTGCATTCGCCAACGGAGTTGTTGACTTCGGAAGCGGTCTGAAGTATCCGAACGTGATGCCGTTCTCTCCCGAGTACCATGTCACATACTACCACCCATACGACTACAATCCGAAGGCGAAGTGTGACAGGTGGATGAACTTCATCAAGGAGGTCCTTCCGGACAGGACGTCGAGGATGATCCTCCAGATGTTCCTCGGTCTTGGTCTCATACAGAGAGGTACTGCATACAATCCGTACGAGGGAAAGGAGTCATCGAAGATTGAACTCTGTCTTCTCCTTATAGGTACGGGAGCCAACGGAAAGAGCGTCATCTTCGACGTTGCCTGCAACATATTCGGCAAGGACAGGATAAGCAAGATGGACTACGCTGACCTCACTGCCGACGGTGACGAGGGAATGAGGGGAAGGTATCCCATCAGAAACGCCATCTTCAACTGGTCTTCCGATTCCGACCCGAAGAAGTTCGGAAGGAAGAACACCGGTATGTTCAAGAGACTCGTGAGCGGTGAGCCCGTCCCGATGAGAAAGCTCGGCAGGGATATCCTGGAGGGGAACTCAATCCCCTACCTCATCTTCAACCTCAATGAGCTTCCGTTCCCAGACGATGCTTCGCTCGGATTCATCAGACGCTTGCAGTACGTGAGCTTCGATGTCACCATCCCTAAGGAGAGGCAGGACCCGGATCTTGCGAGCAAGATCATCCGTGAGGAGCTGAGCGGAGTGTTCAACTGGATATTCCGTGGCGCGATGGAGCTGAGGAGCAGGAAGTACAGGTTCCCGGCAGCTGAGGGCAGCAGGAGACAGCTGCTTATCTCCCTTCTCGGAAGCAATCCTATCTATGCCTGGATAAGGGCGTATGATATGAGGTGCAGCCAAGAGGCGAGGGGCGAGATTTCGGAATGCATGCTTGCCAAGGAGATGTACGAGAGATTCGTCGAGTTCTGCAAGGCCAACGATGTCGAGGAGAAGGATATCCCTACGATCCAGAAGTTCGGGCGTGATATGAGCGACAAGTACGGCTTCTTCAAGAAGAGGTCACAGGGCGGAATGACCTATCAGGTGTACGGCGCGCAGATGATTGACCTGAAGCAGGAGCTTCTCATCAATGACGTGAAGAATAAATTGCGTGGTGAGGAGGACATCAAGCAGCCTGAGAGCTTCATTCAGCCTGATGATTAACGGTTATAAAACAGATTTCTATGATAGACAAGGAATATATCAAGGAGATTATATCCCGTATCACGAAGAAGAAGGCTGATGGGAATATTGTTCCGGCCACCGCTTCGATGCAGGAGATTATGATTGCTGTCCGCGATGATGCCCTGGAGTGCATGAGGATCATGTGCAACGATAAGGAGATTGTGGTGAACAGAACGTTGAACAGTGTTTCATTCAAGTGCCTATGAGAAGACATCACAATCCGAACAAGGTTCCACCGTTCAAGCCAGACCCCGAGCATTGGACTAGAAAGGTTCATTCATGGAAGGCGAAGGTCGCATACGAGACTGAGGATGATGCTTGGGAGTTTCTGAATCAGATTCCGAGGTTGAAGGCACTTGGTTGGCACCCTTACTTATGCAAGGTTTGCTCAAAGTGGCATATTGGTAGGTTACATAATAAATAGTTGAGATATGGAAATTAGAGTTAACGTTTTAGGAAAGGTCGCATACATACAAGGAGAAAGTAGGGATAATAAGGCGAAAGCCGAACTATACACATCAGGAGAGGGTGTGTATGCTGTAATGGATGGAGACGATTTCGTGTGTCTAAGAGTTGTGTCTTCCAAGATTCATGATGATACAAAAGGCGATTATTATGCATGTGTAGAAGAAAACTGGACGCATGCAAAAATCGCAAACTCTATAAACGTTATAGAGCACGAAGAAAGATTGAAGGATTATATAGACAAGCGTTTCGGTGAGCTGCAATCAGCTATCGAAAACACGATGAGTAGTGCAGATAGCATAAATGATGCAGTATGCTCTATAAAGAGTTCCATTGACAAGATAGAGAAAGATGGTGTTGGTAGTGGAAAAGGTATCAGCGAAAAGACATTGTTGTCTGCCATCGAGATTGTCTCCAAACAGAAATAGTTGAGAATATGAAGAAGAAAGGATATTACGAATACGACCCTGTTATCTATCCGAGATTGTTATGTGTCGCTATTGGCATGAGCCAAGAAGATGCTAATAAGTGTTTCGAAGGTAGAAATGGCGAGGTTTTGAAGGTTGATTTCTCTAATTATGACGCAATAACCTACGATATAGTTAGAGAAAAGGAGAATAAGAGGCTTTGTTCATTTATTAATTTTGCAAGCAAGGATTCTATGAAGATGGGGGTTTGTTGCCATGAAGCTTCTCATGCCTGCGAAAATATCGAGGATGATATTGGTATGGAACATGGCGGCGAGCCTTCTGCCTACTTGATTGGCTGGATTGCGTCTTGCATCAACAAGGCTCGTTTGGGCATTGGAGATTTCGTAGAAATTAAAGATAAGGAGGAATAGCTTATGAGAAATTATTGCTATAAGGTTTCAAAGAATGGATGGAGAAGTCACGATAAGATAGATACCATTACTGGTATTCACGTGTACGAACTTAACAAAACAAAGCATGACACAGAGCTTTGTGAAAAAGGCGTGATGTGCGAGGTGTACGAGGAAGGAACGTTCTACGATGAGCATGATGAGTTTTATTTCCAAGCAAAGAATACTGTCAAGGCTTCAAAAATCGGATTCTCGCATTATATCAACCGAGACTTACAGAAGCTCGGTGATAAGAATGTTAGGTTGTTCTTGATGGATAATAGTATTTCCTTTGATGATGCTATGGCGTTATCGGAATCGGATGCTTACAAAAAGTGTAAGGAGTATTACAAACGTTTAACAGAGAAATAGCTTATGGATAAAAACGAGAAATTAAAACTTGGTGACATTTTTCTTGCGCCAAAAGAGTTTTTTCTAAATAATTCCGATGGAAAGCTAAAGCAGAAAATAGAAAGTTATGCGGAAGTCAGAAAAGATGGCAGGGTTATGTGCGCGGTTGTTGAGGATGTAAATTCAGTTTTCCCCAATGAATCATTATATACAATCGCTGTGAAACAAAAACAATTTGCACCTCCAATTAGGGTTTGTGTCAGTAAGGATTATAACCTTGATTGTTTTGAATTGCTTTCTGAAAAAGAGATGAAAGTTGCTGGTTTACTTTGGTTTTGTTATGGTGTTTAATATAGAAGGAAATAGCTTATGATTAAGATTGAAGATATTAAGATTGGCTCTATCTTGCAGATTAGGAAGGTAGATTTGGAAGATATTACTAGTTCTGTGTTTATCGAGATTATAGACCCTAACAATATATATGAATTATTTGCCATTGAAGTCATTGATATGGCTGATGGAGTGTGTGTAATATCATGTACTAAAAGAAATGAATCCATTGGTGTGGATGCGGATAAATTAGCGAAGGTTTCCGTCTTCGCAAACGAATCTGCAAACAAAAAGACGGAGCAAGTATCTCATCCATCCCATTACGCTTGGTTGAAGGATTTGCGCGGTGTTGAGCCTATCGAGATATGCCAGCACTTTGATTTTTCTGTCGGGAACGCATTGAAATACCTTATGCGCAATGGTAAGGTTGAAAGAAATCTTACAGAGAAAGAACAAAGAATCCAAGATTTGGAGAAGGCAATATACTATATAAAGAACGAGATTGATTTAATAAAAAATGACAGCAATAACAAGGACAATAAATAGTAAAGGTGTTGTGATTGTTAAGAGAATCGGTAAAGAGAAAGGAAATCAAAAGGTCGTCTGCCGCTGCCCTGATTTCGGCAAAGAATTTACAACATGGATTTCCACTTTTTACAGAAATATTAATAGTTGCAGATGTAAGTATCCTGCAAGCAAGAGGTTGTATGAAATTTGGGTGAACATGAAAACAAGATGTTATAATCCAAATTGCTACGAAGCAAAGTACTATTCTTTAAAAAATATCACGGTATGTGACGAATGGAAATATTGCTACAAAAATTTCGAGAAATGGTCTATTGAAAATGGATACACTGAGCATCTTACTATAGACAGAATCGACGGAAATAAGGGGTATAGCCCAGAAAATTGCAGGTGGGCGAATTTTGATGTTCAAAACCGCAATAAGTGCAATAATATAAATATCACTATTGGAGGAGAAACTAAAAATATCAAAGATTGGTGTAGATTGGCTGGGGTAAAGTATAAAGCAGTTATGTCGTTCTATTATAGACACGGCAAAGATAAGATTATGGCTACCGAATACATAAAACGAAAATTATTGGAACATGGCACAGACTAAATACACTTGTAAGGATTGCGTATTGTTGAATGATGAAGATTCTGAGTTCCCATATTGCATGGGCAAAGACTTATACACATACGCAAATCCTGACGATGATGCTTGCGGAGACATTATTCCGCTGGTATATACGTGCAAGGATTGTTTCTTCTTCAAGGATGGGGTTTGCAATGACCCTAATGAGATTAGGTTTACTTCTGAGGAGAATCCATCTTGCACAGATTTCGAGTATAAGGAAATAAAAGTTGAACTTTAAAATATTGTTATCATGGCGTTACCATTTGGAAAGACTATCAAGACAAGACACTTCACCGTGCTGAAGTTCAGCAAGAGCTTGTCTAAGAAAGAAGTTGCTTCACTCAGAGAGGATATCCCTGCTGATATCAAGAAGCATTTACAGAGAGGCTCGCTGCCTTTCATTAAGATTGCTAACATTGCCGGAACATGGGGTATTGAATACTCTATCGGTACATCAATGTACGCTGCGCTCGATGAATGTGTTCCTGTGGCTGTAGGAGACCATTATGAGTTCTCCAAGGGTGATGGAAACATCATCGAGGCATTTGCCCAGCTTATGTATGCGGATACATCGTTGCCTGGCGATGCAGAATACACGGCAGGTAAGTTGAAGCTTCGTGATGAATACATTTCTCGTGAGGCTGCAAGAAGAAACGCTGCTGCCGACGAGGGTAAGACAGAAGAGCAGCTTCGCAAGGAGAGCGATGAGGCCGTACAGGAAGTCATCGACCGCGATAAGCACGCCGAGACTCTTCTTGAGATGGCAGAGCAGATTAAGAAGGAAGGAGGCAAGGATGAGTGATAAATTGCTTGAGGTCGTTCAAGACCATACTTCTCTAGTACAGGCACTCCAGTTCGTTTTAGAGGCCGCAGAGACGAAGAAACTGCCATCATACGGCATTCTTCCTACGTTTAACGACCCTCTTCTTGATGATCAGGTAATAACTGCGCTTGAGCTCATCACTGGAGAGAAGTATCCTGATTGAATTTATATTTTTCTTCTACTTTCATAATATAAAAGTGAGGGGTGGCATCTGTGAAGACACCACCCCTCGTAACCAATTAAACAGAATTACGAACAGCAGAACGAATCTGTGAACGTATATCTGCTTGCAAAGGTACTTGGTTTTGCAGAAATTCTAGTAAAACAAAGTTACTTTAACACGAATTTAACTATTTCTTCTTCTTTTGAAAGGTCGCCTGGCCATTTTTGAAGATAATACAGTCCTCGCAGCATCGAGGCATTGATAGAGGAATGTAGTAGTGGACCACATTATTTTCTGTATCAATTTCGTCCTGCTTAATCTTAGAGTAGTCGGCTATCATGGCAGTTGTCTTTTGCCACTCTGGAGAGCCAAACTTCTGCTTGCGCTGAGCGATAACGAGGTTTCTCAGAATCTCTTCCTTCGAGGTAGCCTTAATAAGTTCCTCCTGGGTGAGTTCATCGGCGTTCTCGTTCTTCGCTTTCTTGCCCTGAACCTCTGCTATTCTCTTCTGGACGGACTCTTGGGCTTCTAGCTTGTTCATCTCGTTTTCGAGGAATGATTTCTCCCACACACCTATTCCTTCTCCCTGAAATGCGATGGCCCAGCTGTCACGGACGGACATGCCAGAACCGCGGAGACTGGCGTAGATGTAATAGCGAGGGTCTTTCATCTTGAGAGCCTTCGCCTTCTTGTATGTATCGACGGATAACGTGTATCCTTTTGTTTCTTCAATCATAATCTTGATATTTAAAAGTTCAACGTTTGCTGCCTGCGGTGTTCTCTCCATACATTGATAGACTTGCCGTATATCCAATAGTCGAACACTTCTTCCGACGACAATCCTTCGTCTATCATCCTTCCGCTAGCCTGGATATCCTTGATGGCCTTAATCCAACTATTATAGATATGCGGATAGCGTTTGCAGTCGGCGAGTTTCTGCTTATAGTTGTGCATAGGGCAGCACAGGCAGCCAATCCTATAGTAGCCCTCGTCGTACAGCTTGCAATGCTTAATACCGAGTGTGTTCAAGAATAGCCATACATCATCATCTGTCCACTCTATGATTGGAGAGATTAAGAGCGATTCGTAGCCTCTGATGCAGCCGATGGTACGCTCATCACTGGCATTGGTGATGTTAATCTCGTGGATGCCCCACCGGGTTGGACGGCCACGCTTCTGACTGTTCCTTTTATCACGGAACTCGTCAAGACCTTCAAGAGAGCCGCTGTACTTATGGTTGGTAATCTCGACCTCACTCCTACCCGAACGCTGTCTGCTTTCTGCGTGACGGATTCCGATGAGGACAACATTGCCTGCGCCGATACCTTCTTTATAGACTCGACAGCACCATCGTATCAGTCTTGTCGGAAGCATGCCTTCCTTACGGGCCTGGTTATAGATGCTGATTTTCGGCTTTATCATATCTACGTCCGGATAGTGCTTGCGGCAGAACTTGATTACTTCTGGTGGATCGACGGACGTAAGCCCCATGTGAGACTTGAACTTCACGCCTGCAATCTTGGCAATGTGATAAAGACACTGACTATCCTTGCCTGAACTGAACGATAGATAGAAGCCTTCGTTAGGCGAGTATGCCAGTGCAAGCTTCTCCGCCTTTCTCAGCAGCTCTACAGAGTGCTTTATCTTCTCCTGGAAGTCTTTCTGGAACTTCGGAAGAATCTCTTCTAAAGTAAAATTTAATTCAGAATTTATCATATCATTTCTTTTTACTATCTTTGAATACAAATAAAGTGTAACAACAACACGAAACGTGGAACGGTGGATATGGGTCTTTGAAAGAATGGATACCGGCATCAGCTTCGCTTTGACAGATAACGCAAGGGTAACTGCTCCCTCTCTTGACGTAGAACCCGATAGCCTTGTTCTCCTGCCCATACTCCTGCTCTGCCTGTCCCCACGCCAAAGCAATCACCTGAGAAGCATTTCTTACGATATTCTGATAGGCATTTCTGTAATATCCTTTTCCGTAAGAAGGAACATCGATGTTGATATCCTTTCTCTTCGCCTTGGTGATGACTGATGTGTGATATGGGTCTTTATAGCCTGTGCGGATGGAAGACAGGAGCTGCTGGTCTGAATATCCCATCAAGGTTCCTGCCTTGATCATCCTCACAATATCTTCCGCAAAGTTTCCGAGATAGACAGCGTTTCTTTCAGATGTCGTCTTTCCGTAGATGTCGCTGACGAGAAATGATTCTATATTCTCGCTGTCAATCCCGAGAATCTTGCACGAAGCCTTGGAGTAAGCAGAGATGTAGCTATTGATACTCTCCTCGGCCTCAGCAGTAACATTCTTGGCGTAAGAGAGCAGGGCTGACTCGTCTGTGAGCCTGCCCGCACCTCTGTATCGCTTACTTGCGGTAATTATTTTCTGTGTCGATTTCCAGAGAATATCTGCAACATGGTCCTCGCAGTTTCGGATTGCCTGCAAGCGCTTTCTGCTGTAATCGACAGAACGTTTTAACTCATCCATATGCTATTAATTCTTCTTGTTGAATTCGTCCCAATGTGACTCCCCTAACCTGTTGCCGTTGGAATCGGTGTTAAATTTATTGGGGCGCCCACGCTTTCTTCCGTTACCGGTATTTACTGTGGCTGAGTATCCGTTAATCTGAGCTGTAGCTTTCTGCTCCTCGATTGCATTCTCTGTTTCGTTATCCGCACGCTGAATATCCATAAGAAGGTCTTGCTGGTCCTCCTCTTTCTTCTCTCGCATGATACGCTCATATTCAGCTGTCTTAGGGAAGTCAGGGCAGCGTTCTGAAGCCGTCTGCTTAGAGAGAAATCCGTTCTGAACCGCAGTGGCAATATTTGTAATTTGTTCTGTTTTATTACTATGAACATACGGACTTATCCACGCGTTGATTGGAAGCCCAGACATTGTAGCGACGCAGTTTTCATCAGTACCGATGCCGAACTGACAGATGCGGAGAATCTTATCCAGGAATGGCTGTAACTCCTGTGCGTCGTTCATTGCAACCTCCAGTGCAGGAGAATAGAGAAGCTTGATGGCTACACCTGGGAGGTCACCGGACTTCAACTCAGGTGGCTTCACGGTGAATGACAGCTCATAGATGAGGTCATACGACTTGTTGAGCTGTGTAGCGAAGGCATCAGAGGCATCCGTTCCATTCAAGAATTCAGCCTTGCCGTTAGTGTCCGTAATCATGATTGTCTTCGCAGAGCCGGTCATATCGTCGCCGGTTATAGAAATATCCTCACCATCGCCAGTGAGCGTAAGGATTGGGAAAGCGTACGCCTTATTATTCTCGCAGAGATATGAGAATGCCTCCTCGTAGTCCTCGATGTTCTTCTGAACCATAAACCAGCAAGGTCCGTTTTCGTTACGTGCATAAGCTACCGGTACGAATTGGAAGCCGTGGTCCTTCTCTTCAATTAGGGTGTAGTCATCAATTCCGAAAATCCTTGCAATCTTCGTCATTACCTCTTTCACCTTTCCAGACTTGGCAGCCTTCTTGAAACGGTAGAACTTCCGGTTATCCCAAGCCTCGACATATTCGGTCTTCTCGTTGCCCTCATCGTCGTAGTCGTAGTACTTCCTGGCAAAGCACAAAAGGTCGCCAGTGAGTGAATCGACGTGAGGGTACAGGATATCTCCTCGATCATAAGAGAGTGTTCGTGTGCAGAATTTCTTCTTTTCATCGAAGAAGCCGACGATTGCACATTCTGCAACCTTCAGATATGCACTTACGGCTTCAAAGAAGCGAATCTCCATATCGTGCATAAGCCAGCCCTTCTTGAATACATCGAGGGTCTTCTGATTCTCCTCTACCTTCTTCTCGTTCTCGTAGTCATCACCATCAGCAAGCTCGAACTGAACATCGTTGCCGGTTAAGTGCAGCAGATGCTTCGTGTGGATGAGCTGCTGGAACGCAAAGGCTGTACGCTGAATCTTCTGGCAGTACCACCTGTTATTCTCAGGGTTCAGCTTCCAGATGTCCGGGTATTCCTTCTCGTCCATTATTCTGTGTGCAGATGGATAGTACTCACGCAAGAAGTCTGCCTGCGTCTTGATGCGGCGATACATGGTATCGTCTGGCATCGTTCCGTCGTAATAGTCGGGAACGACATCGCTTACAGTCGAGTGCTTCATGTACCCAGCAGGAGTAAGCTCGTAGAATGGTTTCCTTACGAGCAGCTCCCTTACATTATTTACCTTGATAGCATCCATAATCCTTTTACCTTTTTATTTTTCTTTTTTGTTAAACTGAATATCATTACATAGAACCAAGATTCAAAGAAGTCAGGCGAGTGCCCGACATATTTCTTGGCAATCTTCTTAGGTAATAGCTTGAATCCCCTATCATCGCTATTCTCGTCACGTCTGAGCATCTTACGCTCCTTCTGAAGAATCTGTCTGAGAGGGACCTTGTCAAATCCGTTTCCTGAATACTTTCTTTCGAGTAGGGACGAGTCGATGGAAATCTGCTTCTCCTTTATCATCTTATAGAATAACCAAGCACACTGAGACTTCAAATCCTTATAGAGGTATTTGATTCCTTCTTCTTCCTGATGATTCCTAGCGATAGGTGCTGCCTGGTTGTTAAATGGGACGGCATCCTTGAAGAATCCCTTAAAGTACTGACCGATACCCTGCATATCGTAAGTGAAGTTACATTCCTCGACACCCCACTCTCTCAGCTTGGCCTCAACTACCGAAACGAGTGTCTTAGGGTCCAGCCTCAGAACAACCAAGTCTTTACAATGCCATCCTTCCCAAAGCCACATTACGAAGTTATCGCCTCCGGTGAATGCGATATCGGCAGAGGCTCTACGTTTTCCGTCTCCGATTTGTTCCGCATTGTCGTAGATTTCATCAAGGTCTTCCATCTTGATCATGTCATCTCCGGCAGCTTTCCAGTTCCAGTTAGCTTCCAGGTCTCGCATACGCTGTTCCTCATCCTGTTGGGCAAGGTTGGCGAGATATGAGGCATCGGTAGAGATAAGCTTAATGTTCTCTGATACGTCAGCGCGAACGAATGTTGCCGACTTGATGAACATTTCGAGCTTTGTATAACCAAGTTCCTCATAGCTATCCTTCCAAAGGCTATCGATAATGCCCTTGCACTGTTCGTATACCTCTTCTCTTGTGTTACCCCAGTAGATAGAGTCCGGTGTATCACCATCCATGAAGCAGTAGCGGATAACTCCATCTCGCTCCGGTATAATGTATCCATTCTCGTCAACCCACCAGTCGATGAACTTTCGCACCCATGATTCCGGGTCAGGGTTACAGGTAATCCAGAATCGGTTTCGTATGTGAGCTGCGTTTCGGTTGTTAGTCAAGAGGTACTTGAACTTCTTGTATGGACACTGAGTACCCTCATCGATGCAGACATAGGCATACTGGCGACCCTGGAATCGTGTCTTGAAGTCCTGATAGGCTCCAGCATAGTACGAGAATTTGAGCCATCCTCCGTTATCGAAGTTCCAGGTCATATCATTTTGTGACTTATTGTAAGTTCCAAATTGGGAGAACAATTTATAAGAGTCTGTCACTAAGGACTGTAAGTCGTCTTTTTCGTTACGAAGAATTGTTGCATGAAAATCTGGATTTTTAATATCCTTCAGAACTTCCATTAGGGAAGAGAACGATTTGGAGTTGTGAGTGACGATGAAGTCTTCCACCATAAACAGAGAGTTTGTGTTGTTCACTGCAATACAGCAGCACTCCTTCTCTCCTACATATTCAAAATCAACAATCCTTCTTCCCAGTTCGCTTACGCCGCCATTGTACTCGGTACAAAGCGCCTTCTTACGTGGAAGACGGAATAAACGTTCTGACTGATTAATTCTGATGTAAATATCATAATAATCGCTTGCCTCTATACGCTCTCCATTCTTGGTATAGTGGTTCTCGTACTTATTTATAGTGGCAAGGCCTCCAAGGCTGTTTACTAAAAACTTAACGTCTTTAGCAAGCTGCTCACTGACTGTCGCAAACGTACAATGCCCACGCTTATCCACAGTACCATCGGTATCCATAAGTCCTTGAAGGATAGCCCACCTTGTCTCTATAGAGCCAAACTTATAGAAATCGGGAACAGACTTATTGAAAGCGTCGCAGCCGTAAAGCTTTAAACCCTCAAGATCATTACGTAATCTCTCATCCTTGATTCTGTAATCACAAGCTATACTGCCTTGTTTTTGTGCATAGTTAGTCATATCGATGCCAGCACTCTCAAACTCTCTCACGATATCTTCGTCTGAGCTACAGAGCATGGCATCATAACTTCCATTCTTTATATTTGCGGTTATACATCCATCTCCAAGTATGGCGCCCATAACATAAGGTGAACTCGTTGGTTTGTAATGACGATTTCCCCAAGAGCGAGTAAACTTTACAGGCTCACACAAAGGTATGAGTAACTTGCTATTTTTAATCTCGCCAGTCTTCAGCTTTGCGAGGTGGTCAACAACCATCTGGGTGGTCCATACCCTATAATCATCATTGATAGATAACCCATTAATGATTCTCTTCTTACTTCTATAGCAAGTCTTACGTACATTCCAGAGGTGGTCGTATGATGCAATAACTTCAGACCCATCGACAAACTTTAGTTTGTAAGCAGGAAGTTTGCCGTGGTCTTTGCGATATACAACACGCTGCATTCCACCATCAGTTCCACTGATGATGTCACCTGCCTTTAAATCCCCGATACGCCTATAACCAAATGGGGTAACAACCTTGGTATCGACAAGAAGTGGTCCGCCTCGCGAACCGCCAACTATCTTAATATCAGCGTCTATAGACAGCATGCGTTCCTGGCCGCCACGCTGAGCTATAATCTTCAGCTTGTCGGGATGTTTCTTATCGGCGTCTCTTAATGATTGGATATACTCTTGAGTATAAATAGGCTCTCCGTTATCCAATTTTAATCCTGAAAATACATCTTTCTGCATAAATATACATTTAATACTGCAAAAATATACAATTTTTCTTTGGTAATTGCATATTTATTCATATATTTGCAAAATAAAAGGTATATTTATACGTTTTCGAGGTGGAGGGACCACTTTCGGGATAACATTTTAAATCAACAAACAACATGACAAGAGAGGAACTCTTAGCATTAGTGAACAAGGAGGTTGACACCACCAAGTTCAAAGAACTTAGCCAAAAGACCATCAATGAGGAACTTGATGATGTTTTGGAAGATTTCGGTGATGACGAGGAAGCAAATTCCAAGTTGGTTACCAAGTTAGCAAACCGTCTGAAGCGTATCAACGGCAACTTGCACAAGAATATCTCTGACGAGGTAAAGAAGAGCAAGGAGGAGGCTGAACGCAAGAAGAAGGAAGAGGAGCGCAAGCGTAAGGAGGCTGACAAGGATGACGATCCTGACGACAAATACTCCAAGCTGCTTAAGAAACTTGAAGCTCTCGAAAAGGCTAACGCAGAAAGAGACAAGAAGGCTGCAAGGAAGGCAACCATCGAGTCTGTAAAGGCAGGTTTGAAGGATAAGTTCGACAAGGCAAACCTTGAAATGAAGAACTACTTCCTCAATGCTGCAATCGCAAAGCTGGAGATTCCGGACGAAGATGTCGACATCGACGAGCTGGTTTCTAAGGCTGAGAAAATCTACACCGCAGAGTACAAAGAGGCTACCGGTGAAAACGGTATTCCTGCAAAAGGCAGTCGCACGTCTAGCGGAGGCACGTCCACAGATGATGACAAGTTTATGGAAGAAGTGGCCGAGCGTCGAAAGAAGAGATTCGGCGGTGGAGACAAGAAGTAATTTCAGGATAACAATTTTAAAAAGGTAAAAAGATTATGGACAACACTTCTATTTCCTACATGGAACAGATGGGTACTCGTGGTATGCTGAACCACGGTGCGACCATCATTCAGACAGAAGGTAAGGTCGGCGGAACCCGATATGTGTTTGCCGGTCTTGAGGCACTTATCAAGAATGCCTTCGTTCACCCACCTATTGGTGGTAAGCTTGTCAACCCATTCAAGGGTCAGGCTAAGATTTATGCCGGTGACTTGATCGAGCACGATCTTGGCTTTACAGCAGGCAACGAAGGTCCTGGTGCTACCATTAAGATTCTGAAGGCCTACGGCGTGGCAAAGGCTACTGCTGCGCCTACAGACACAGACATCTACATCGTTCGTAACGGCTTCGTTCACATCCCGTTCCCTGGCGACACCATCATGATCGGCCAGAAGGACTTCAAGACCAAGGCAAAGGGTGTGACTGTTTCTGCCGTTGAGGCTATGACTGATGAAACCGCAGGTGACGTTTGGAAGGTTACTCTTTCTGCTGCTCTCGGTGCATTGAAGGTAGGTGACGTATTGGTTGAGGCTGCAAGTGCAGGCGAATCCGTATTGCCTATGGTAACCAACCCTAACTGCTTTGCTCCGAGCGACAATGACTTCCCATATTTCGATGCCGGCGGCGACAAGTACCACAAGCCTCGCACAAACGTCAACTTCTGTATGTTGAATCCAGACTGCGTTATGTGGCTTGACCGTATGGGTCCTGTTCCTCCTGCTGTCAAGGCGATGAACAAGTCACTCTACCCAGAGTTCTGGCATATTTAACCTATTGTCTAACGTAAAAAGATTGATTCAGGATTATGGCAAAAATTGATATTGGTGTCGAGCAGATTGCGAAGTTCTTCACTGGTAAGGGTAACAACACCTACCTTCAGAAGTTCGTCAATCGTGACGGCGTACTTCGCTGTAACAACGGCTGGTATCTGACACAGGGTGACATTGATCCAAATCTCACCCCTACATCTAACAATGGTGATGCAACCTTCAAGGTTCGCACACGTACATTGAACCCTGCAACCTTGATGAACCTCCGTGCTCCTCTCGGCGAGGGCTATCAGAACGACCACGAGGGTATTGAGTGGTACACCGCCTCTATCCCAGACTTCGCTGCTGACGGCTTCCGTGAGACTGCGACAGAGCGTTACCACAAGATGAAGCTTCTCCAGGATGAGTTCGGCAACGACGCTGACCTGGTTGATGCTTACCTCGACAAGGTACAGGTATTGTATGACTCACTCGACATGACTATGACATACATGTCAGCCCAGTTGAGTTCGACCGGTTTCATCGACTACGACAAGATTGGTCGTGGTATCCAGGAGCCTCTGTATGACGCAAAGGTTCCAAAGAAGAACTTCAAAAAGGCGGGTACGCTTGCCTGGAACGATCCAAGCTGCGACTTGCTTGAGCAGATGCGCAAGTTTGAGGAGGATTGGCGCAAGGAGAACATCGAGTACCGCAGTGTACCTCTCGTATGGCAGATGACCAAGAACGACTACAATAACGTATTCTTGAAGAACAAGCAGATTGCTGAGTTGTACAAGAGCTGGGCGAACGCTAACTTTGTGGCAGTTTTGCAAAACTACGGTCCAAACAACGCAATGTTCTTGAAGTCTGTTGTTGACCTCAACGGTCTTTCTCCTATCGAGATTGTTGATGAGGTTGAGCACAACAAGCGCTTCGATGGCACAGTTACAGAGATTCGTGGTTGGGCAGACGGAACAGTCGTTCTTCGCCCTGCTGGCAAGCCTTTGCGTTTCATGCGCAAGGAAATTCTCGATAAGCGAATTTTCGACACTCTCGGTAACAAGCTCGTGGATGTTGCTTGGGCACAGACCAACAACCGCCTCGGTTTGCTTCGTAACATGGTCACAGCGAACGGTATGTTCCAGGAGTTCAAGACAGACTTGTTCCTCGCTTCTGTTCCTGCCATGCTCGATTCTCCTTACCGTTGGATTATCGACATTACCAAGAAGGGTTAATTCTTTAACGTAACTAGATTGTATGACTATGGATTCGGAGATGAACATTTACACTGTGAACGACTACCTTATTAATAAGGTGAAGTTCGAGATGCCGATGAAGGCACTGCTGGGCATTATGCACGACAGGGAACTTGAAAATGGCATCGACCTCGAAGCCTGCGACAAGGACAAGGTAAGACTTGCCTATGCCGACATGCTGAAATGGTTTGTTCTTGGTCCGAGCAAGGTGAACAACACCTCCGACTCCGATAACGGATGGACTCATTCGGGAGGTGGCTACGATATGTCGGACAACGACAGGAGCGAGATGAAGGCAGAGGCTAATGCTATCTATGCGGAGCTGGAGCCTGGTTCGATGCTCAAGAAGAAGTCCACCTTCCGGGTGACCTCCCACGGAGTAAAGAGGGCGAATTATTCTCCTTGGGGAGAACCTCTCCCTCACATCATCAAATAAGGCGTATGGAAAAGGAAAACATCAGAAACCCAAGATATCCTCACATCATCAAGATCGTGAGGAAGGTCGTCGGAAAAGCCGACCCTGATGACCCGTTTGCCGATGATGATGCTCCGGTTGGTGAGGACAAGGAAATCATTCTCTACTATGGCGAAGGCCGCAGCTATACCGATACCACTACAGAGGGAGACAAGAACGTCGATCAGAACAAGAGGAAGGCATCGATTCCTGTCAGATATGACGAATGGGATGCTGACAGATGTCCTCTTGACGGCGACACCATCTACTCCACTGTCGGCAACAACACCGAGGTAGGTATGGTTAAGGACTGCGAGCCGGATAATAACAGGACTGTTGTATATTGGAATTTGACAAGGGTTTAGATTATGACAAGTTTATCAGGTCAGTTTTTACAGGTCGAGAAGAAAATTCGTCAGATGGCTGTAGAAAAGATGCAGCAGAAGATGGATCATGCGGCTGAAATGACAATGAAGGCTGCCGACAAGTCTCGCAACTATGATGACGTAACCGGTAACTTGTACAAGTCAACCGCCATCGGTACATATTACAACGGCTCATTGCAGTCAATTCATTATGCTCCTGGTCCAGAGCCAACCCGAGTAACCCTTGCTGCTGGAGAGAGATACAACCTCGAAAAGTATTATCGCAGTTCGTTCTCCTTCAAAGACAGCGGACGGAGACCTTTCAAGGGTGAATATGGAGAAGGTGGCGAATATGGTCCGAACGCTGCGTGGGATGAACTTGTTTCAAGGGAACACAACAAAGGAAAGTACGATGCTACATGGCAGATGCTTCTAGTTGCCGGCGTGGATTACGCTAAGTTTGTCGAGGTAAAGAGAGGTCACGACGTAATTACCTCTCTCAGAGAATATTTGGTTAGATACTTTAGATCGATGTAAGATATGGTTAGTATTAAGACTCTATATTTCGATGTCGGTAATGCAATGAAGGGGATTTGCGACAAGCTCTACTCCCGGAGCCGACCAAAAGCAGTTGATACGAAAATCAATAGCTACATCGTGGTATACTTTCCATCTAGTATCTACAATAACGAGATGAACTCAAGTGGAGTTTACAATGATTTCACCACTATAGCTCAAATCGAATTGTATGTGCGCGATAAGAATTCGGCAAGCAACCCGCACACACTTGATGTATCTAGCGTTGACGAGAAAGTCCAGGAGATTATGGACAGATTTCCAATCTCCACAAAAAATCTCATTGTTTCAAATCCTCGTATAACACTACAGACAGACGACGGAGCAGGTTTTTCCGTGACGATCATACAAGGAAGGTTACGTACTAAATAAGTATTCAGGTATAACAATTTAAAATATTTTAGATTATGGCTATGACAACTATTGACAAGATGAAGGACATTTTCAATGGTCCTAAAACTCTGCTCTACTCAAAGGCTATTACCGATTTGAACAAGGCTACAGTTGACATTACCCCAGATGTTGAGCTTCCTGTTACCGTTGACTCGCTGAAGGCGACTATGGATGACCCAACCATCAACCACTACAAGGTTATCGGTCTTGCAGGCGACTGGGCAACTACAGCAGAGCTCGGCGACTTCAATGTAGAGTTCGTTGTTCCATCAAAGGCAAAGGACCTGCTGAAAATTATGTTCGGCGAGGATGCAATCACAGAGCTAACCAAGGTTACACTGAAGGGTACAGGTGACGCCACCCTCGACGCTTCTACCGGCTTTACAGGTATCGCTGTTGAGCCTAAGAAGTTCAAGATCAAGGGTACTATCGTTATCGTTGACGATGAGAAGGAAAACCTCATGGTTATCACCAACATCGCTCTCTACGCTACCTTGCAGTGGGATAACTCTGGTACTGAGCCTGTCGCGTTCAAGTTCTCTGGTTCTATCGAGGGTGCAGGTAAGCGTAGCATCGCTTGGCTTACTAAGGCTCCAGCTGGTGTGGGACCAGGCATTGGCGATTAATCAAGAGAAAAAAGCTTCTTTAGGTAATTATATTCAGGATAACAAACCGTAGGGCGGCAGGCTAATCAACAGCCGTGCCGCCCTACTTCATTTAATAGCATACAATCATGGCAGAAGAAAAGAAAATAGAGCAGCCTTCGGTGGATTTGCAGGAGTTGCTAGACAGCGTGCTGCACGACGAGCCTACCGAGTTCGTGTTCAGAGGAAAGAAGCACAAGCTCGGCTGGCTTCGCAAGGGAACCATGAGCAAGTGTTCCCACATCAGGGCAAAGGAGAAGAATGAATGGAAACGCAACGTCAAGATTTGTGTCTGCATTCTCCTCAACAACATCTGGAAGATTCGATTCCTGTATTGGATCTACTGGCGCTGGCTCTACTACATCAAGGATGTGGACGTGGCCGAGGTGCTGAGGGTCCTCGATGTTTCTAAAAAAAAAATTCCATCGAACGCATTCTCACTGGCTACCATATTAGCGACCGGGATGACGGACGTGATGATGACGATGACGAGGAGCGAAGTAGAAGCTATCCAAGCAGAACAAGCTGGGGAGCAGCCTTCTCACTAGCGGAGAAGTTCGGTTTCCTCTTTCAGCACAAGTACTTTATCGCGGCCTACGACTACTGGTGGGGCTATTCATCGGCACAGATTGACCTTATGGTTGCTGACCAGCCTCTTGTCGTCTATCCTAAGACGAAGAAGGAAGGTGGTCCGAAGAAGCACACCAAGAAGGAGATGGATGACCTCTACGACAGGTGGATGGAGAAAAAGAAGAAAGAAGGAAGTCTTGTCGGCGAGAAAATAAATCTTGCTGATTACTTAAACAATAAACTCTAATTTTAAAATATTCAGGATATGGCAGGTGGAAATATGGGAGACCTCAGTTTCTCGCTCACTCTTAAATCGAGAATTGAAGAGGAAACCAAAAAGATTACCAAAGAATTAAACAAGATTGATGCTACTGGTAAGCAGGCACAGAATGCTTTGGAAGCAATATCCGAAGCAACAAAAGGTATTGGAGATAAGGGAGGTCGTAGTTTTGAAAAGCTAAACAACTTCGTTAAAGAATTACGTCGTAACATTGGTGTATTTTCAAGCGAAGATTTCTTTAGTCCGAAAAAACTCCAGCAGTTGGAGTCTGTCCAGGACGGGTTGTATAAAATAGGTCGCATACTCGGAGAGGTGTCTAAGGAAGGTGCTGGATTCAACATATTCCCTAACAGCGTTGCAACTGAGGCAAACAGGGCAGAGAGAGAACTTTATAAGTTATCTTCTATTATTGACGAAATCAACAAACGCCATGGTGAAGGCATACAGATGTTTGGAGTCGATTCAACGAACAACATACGTCAGTCGTTGTCAGAGCTGTCTAAATACAGAACTGAGTTAGAACAGATCAGGAATAACAGAGGTATTCATCCTATCACAGGACTCACAGCAACTGATGTCGTAAAGAGTTCCGGGTATCTTAATGCTATAGATAAAGCAAATACTTATGCAAAGGTTATAAAGGACGCAGCACGCGAGGCAAAAGAGGCAGAGAGGCAACGCCAGAATGATTTGAAGAACACGGAGCGTCGGTATGATTCTCTCGGAAATAAGGTTCGCCAGCTTCGCTCGGAATACAGCAGGGGCATCTCTATCGGTGCAGATGTGAGCAAGGCTGAAGCCGAGATTAACAGACTTCTTTCTTTAATGAGAGCCCTTATAAATATTAAGGGAAGACTTAATTCAGAAAACTGGAAGGATAGCCTCGGTTTGCTTGGTAATATTGGTAGTGGCCACGATACCACATTGGCTTCGAGAGTCCTTCAAGATCAGAAAGCAGTAAACCGAGAGGTTCAAAGAGGCATTGAGCTGGAGCAGAAGCGTCAGCAGGAGATTGCTCAGACGGCTGCAAAGGTTCAGTCTGATTTGGTCCGCGGCTTCGAGAGAGCCAACAGTCATGCAGGAAAGCTGAATTCAACCGTGCAGGATTTGAAGTCACTTTTCTTGCAGGGAGGTCTTGTGTTCGGCGCCCAGCAGTTCGCTATGAGCATCATCACAACTGGTGGTGAGATGGAGAAGCAGCATATCGCTCTCCAGTCCATCCTTGGTGATATGCAGAACGCGAACACAATGTTCAATCAGATTAAGGAACTCGCTCTTAATTCGCCATTTACATTCTCTGAATTGAACCGAGATGTTAAGCAATTGGCTGCGTATGGAGTTGAGTACGACAAGCTCTATGACACAACCAAGAGGCTTTCGGATATGTCTTCCGGTCTTGGTGTTAGCTTTGACCGTATCGCATTGGCATTTGGTCAGGTTCAGGCTCGTGGCTGGCTCGATGGTAAGGAACTCCGCCAGATTGCTTATGCAGGTATTCCTCTGCTTGAAAAGTTATCTGAGTTCTACTCTAAGCAAGAGGGCCGAAATGTCTCTACATCAGAGATTAAGACTCGTATATCAAGCAGAGATGTAAGTTTTGATGATGTGAAGTCTATCTTCTGGCAGATGACTGATGCAGGTGGTCAGTTCTATAATATGCAGCAGGTTCTGAGTGAAACTCTGCTCGGACGCTACAATAAACTGAAGGATGCCTGGGAAATCATGCTTGCCGACTTTGCTAATGGCAAGAATGTTATAGGTGGAACTTTCAAGGGTATTCTTGATGTTGTCACCAATCTCGTGCAGCAGATTCACGTCTTGGGTCCTGCTATGGTTGCGGCATTTGCAGGTCCAGCCCTTATGCGTGGAGTTAAGACCCTGGAAGGCGGCATAGGAAAGAGGATACTGAACTCTAAGGGAAATATTGCGAAAGAAGCAGAACTTAAGCTTTTGCGTGGAGAGAAAATAACTCCTGTAGAGAAACAGATTCTTCAGTACAAAAATCAGATTCGGATTCAGGATATTCAGGCACTCGCGAAGGCGAATGCGATAACAAAAGCCGAGCTCAGGCGATTGTATGTTACCGGTCAGATAACCAAGGAGATGTACAAGCAAGGTATGGCTCTCACCAAACAGGAGGGTCAGGTAAACAGAATCTCCCTTGGTGGAGTTCTGAAGGGATTGGCTAGCCCTAGTAAATGGGGAGCCGCAGGAGGCTTGCTTCTCGGAGGATTGAAATCAGGATTCAGTTCTATCATCGGTTTTCTTGGTGGTCTTCCAGGAATAGCTATATCTGCCGGATCTGCAATCTTTGCATACTACTGGGAGAAGCATCAGCAGTTGAAACAGGATATGGAGACTACGGCTGACGAACTGAAAGACAGGTACACTCAGATTGGCGAGTTCCTTCGCGATAACGATGCAGATAAAGCCATTAAGGACGGCGATGAGAAAGAGATAGAAAACCTCATTGACGCATATAAGGAAAAGCTTAAGGAGATTGCTCCAGAAAAGGAGAATGCTTTCACTATGAGCCTTCTTGAAAAGAAATCGAATGAGGACAGACTTAAGTATCTCAAAGAACAGCTCATTCTTCTCAAGCAGGTTGAGGAGAGTACTCAGAAATCTCTTTCGGACGAGGGTACATACAAGGGATTCGACGAGAAACTGTCTTCTGCAAAGGAGATAGCAGAAGCATACTCTTCAGCATCCGCAAAGGCGAATATGATTAATGCCACCCAATCCGACTTCGCTAGCTTCAACTCCTGGGAGGAAAAGTATAAGGATGAGGTGAAAGCCATGCGCGATTATCTCATTGATGAGCTTGGAGATATTAGCAACAGCCCGAAGTTGCAGGGTAAGGCTAACCAGATTCTTTCGTCATTCTTTGCAAAGCAGGGATGGAACCAGGATGTTTCTGATCAGTTCCGTGCTGACGTTCTTAATGCGATGGGTGTTGAAACTGGCTTCTACGAGAACAAATTCAAGGATGCTCTCGATAACGCAGTAAACACTTCGTTTCCCTGGATTGGTGACAAGATTCGCAACAACCAGGAATTGACAGATGCAGAGAAGGTACAGGTTTCAAACATGATGAAGGATGCTGCGGCTCAGGTTCAGAAAGACTATCCTTTTGCATCAGACGCATTGAAGCGAATGCTTGCGGCTGATAGATTCGAGGCTGTCATTCATCTCGTATTCAGGAACGATGACTCGGATCTCACTCAGCAGCTCGAAAAGAATCTCAAGGGTAGTGGTTACGACTACCATGAGAAGAACAAGTACGTCAAGAGCTGGGGAAAGGATGCCGGATACGACTACGATAAAGCAAAGAGCAACGCAGAGTCGGACATTACTTCTGCAAAAAAGGAACTCAACACCAGAAAGAAGATGCTTGCGCTGGGCAATCTTTCTCTCGATGAGTTTACACAGAAGCAGAAGGAGTACGAACTTAAGATGCAGGCTTATCATGATAACTGGGGCGAATGGTTTACTGGTGACGACAAGAAGAAAAACAAGAAAACCGGTGGCCGTAGGTCAACAGGCGCGCAGACAGATAAGGCTCTTGAAGATTTGAGGAAGCGCATCGACTTATACAAGAAGATGTATGCTGAAATCAAGAAGTTTAAGGAGCTTTATGGAGAAGGTGCTCTTGGTCAGCTTGCTAATGACGGAGAGTTTGAGGCTATATTCAATGATAAAAAGAGATTCCCTATCTCCGACTACACCAATTATGAGACCTCTATTAAAGAACTCTTGAAGACTCTCCCGGCATCAACAAGGGAGAGACTGGACTATGCTGCAAACGAGAAGGCTGGCATTCAAACTGAAAACCGAAAACTTCTCGAAGACCAGCGCAGAGACGAACTGAATGTACTCAATAAGCAACTTGATACTATATCTGAGCAGTATGAGACATACAAGAAGATATATGAGCTGACAGGAAACAAGAAGGGTTCAGAAAACATAGCTTTCGGAGGAACTGTCCAGTTTGATACATACAAGAGGTTCCTGGAGGAGCAGCTCGATATTGCGGTAAAGCACGACAACGTTCAGTCCGGCCTTAACTTGACTACGGACGAGGTTAAGGGAATGAGTCTTGAAAATGTCAAGGATAAATATGGCGATGAGACTCGTGTTTACGATATCCGCAAGAAACTGGAAGACGAGAACAACAAGATCAAGAAGGAGACCATCGACCTGATGACTAGTCTTATTGAAAAGAATGCAACCATCGCCCAACAGATTGAGGATGAAAACCGTAAATACGAGAGACAGCTTGAACTCATCAAGGGTATCGAAGACCCACAGATGAGAGACAGAGCCAAGGCAGGAGCCACAAAGACTCACAACGAGAATGTGGCAAAGCTTCAGTTCGATCAGTTCAAGCAGGAGTCTGACTGGATTGCTATCTTTGATGACCTTGACAGGGTGGCTTCCGCTACAATAGACTCAATGATTGAGAAGATTGACCAGTTCTCAATGACTACCGGTTTGTCTGTAGAATCTATCAAACAGTTGAGGGACGCTTTGGATAAGCTCAGAAATGAGCAGATTAGCAGAAACCCGTTCGGCTTCATCTTCGGAGGGGTGAATCGCGGTAAGGCTATCGGAAAGTTCATAAATGAGCGTCTTGGCGGTATGGACGATACTGCGAAGATATTCATCAGCAAGGAGGATGCTTCGAGACTTGGAATAGCTGGCGGCGTAAGAACCAAGGCGAGTCTGAAGAATGATCAGCAGTCAGCATACGCCGACTCGTCTAAGGCCATCTCTGAACTTGCGACAAAGATGCAGGCGCTCAATACGGTTCTTGACCCGGTAATCAATCTGTTCAAGGCTATGGGTGAAGAGGATTCAATCCTTGGTCAAATTGTAGGTGGAGCATCAGGCGCATTCTCTTCGGCAGCAAGTACAGCTGGAGCGGTAGCCACTCTTGGCGAGATGAAGCATTTCGGGTTCCTCAAAGGTGCTGGTCCATACGCAGCAGCCGCTTCCGCAGCGTTGAGCATTGGCGGCTCGCTAATCAAGGCGTTCGGTGCAGACTACAGCAGCTACAACAAGGCGAAGGCTGAGTACGACAACCTGACCTCAATTTGTGATTCTCTCATCTCCAAGAAGACTGAGTACATGAACATCCATTGGGGTACAGAGGCTACAGAGGCATCCAAGGAAGCTCAGGAAATGCTTAAGGCGGAGATTGAGCAGACCAAGGTTATCGCCCAGAAGAGGCTCAATTCTGGTGCTTCTGTCGGATCTCATTCTATTTGGTATCGAATGTGGAAGGGTTCGTACAAGTACAATGGTCAGAATTGGCGTGATGTAGCAGGAGAAATTTCTTCAAAGTACGGAGTTCAGTTCAATGGAATGGAGGATATGCTCAATATGGACGCCGATACTCTTTCAAAGATAAAAAAGGATTATACCGGTCTTTGGGCTAGTATGGACTCTGAGTTCAGGGATTACCTGGAAAAGCTCATTCAGTACGGAGAGAAGGCTGATGACATGATTGAGGCTCTTACAGAGAAGCTTACCGGCAACAAGTTCTCCGACCTAGTGTCTTCTTGGGGAGATGCTATGGCTACGATGGCAAACACGTCAGACAATCTCGTTGACCATTTCGAGGAAAATCTGAAGAAGACCATCTTGAACTCAATGATTGAGAATAAATATGGAGACAAGATTAAGGCTCTTTTGAAGAAGACTCAGGGGTACGCAGATAATGGTGACAAGATTAAGGATTCCAACGGAAATGTAATTTCAGAATACACAGGAGCCGAGTATGCCGACGTAAAGAACAGCGCAGATGAGCTCTCAAAGCAAATCGAGGCAACGAGAGATTACCTTAAGAAAACTTACGGATGGTCAGATAATAGCAGTTCTTCTTCTAGAAATTCCATTAAGAGTATTACGGAGGAGACAGGAGACTTGATTGCCTCATACCTCAATGCAATTAGGCTCGATTGCTCTGTCATGAGAACAGAACAAGCTAAGTACTATCCGGAGATGAGCGAGATTGCGAAGTCGCAGTTGTCGCAGCTTAATGCGATTGCTCGTAACACGTTACGAAATGCTGATGCAGCCGAGAGGATTGACGCTACTGTTTCTGAATTGAACGACAACTTCAATAGAGTTCTTAACGGAACAAAATCATTGAAGATGAAGTAATAATCGGGGGCGCGGATCTATATTCGTGCCCTTGTATATTTATGCATTTTTAATTGAATATTTCTTGCATATTTATTCTATTTTTCGTATATTTGCAATTATAAAAAGTTGATTTAAGGTATGAAAGATTATTTCAGGATATACATGCAGAAGGAAGGCGATGGGAACGAGGTGAAGGACTCCATCGCCGACTTCGGTATGTACGTCAGCGAGAGTCCGTTCAAGCCTTGTGATTCTGTCAAGGAACCACCGAAAAGGGAGTGGCACGATGAGCATGGTGATGACGAATATATCGGAAAGGATGGACTTTATATGGCAGCATACGAGAACAAGGTCAAGTTTATGTTCCACGGCGAGGCTTTCGGCGCTAACGAGAAATGTAAGGCTTTTATTGATTACATCCGCAAGTCAGGCATGATGAAGATGTATTGCGACTTCAATAGAATCGGAAGACAGCATGTAAGACTTAAGGATATTGATCCAAACCTATATAGGGATCCGGATAACGAGGACTTGCTAGTCCTCTCTATTACTTTCAAGTTTAACGACCCTGTTACTGATATTAAGCCGATTAAGGATACACAGGGCAATATTTCAAATTTAGTATAGCATACAGATGAGCGCTTGGAATATTTATCATAAGGATGGCTCGAAACTGACAGACGTTAACGAAGAGCAGATAACCGTTCATGGATTGGAATACTCCGATTCTTGGATGGGTGAGTGCTTCGTGACTATCAATTTCAAGCATGAAGTGCCTATCAACTTCCAGATAGGCGACTATATTGTCTATCGTGGCGAGCGATTCGAGCTCAACTACGAGCCGGGCAAAGATAAGCAGGCAAGACCTGACACCTACGGTGAGGGCTTCGTGTATGACAGCGTAAAGTTCAACGCATTGCAGGACGAGCTTGCCAGGGCTGAGTTCCTTGATGTGGTATTGAACGATAACGAGCTTCACTACACTGCCCTACCGAAATTCCCATTCTATGTACAGACTTTGGATGATCTACTAGACAGGATCCAGGCGAACCTCGATGAGCAGATTGGTGCAGGTCTTTGGAAGATTTACTCTAGAAACATGGAACGTTCCGTGCAGCGTGGATGCCTCGCGAGCGACTGGCTGTCAATGTACGGCGAAGGAACAAGAGATAACGTCATCGAATCGATGTCTATCACAGTGGATTCACAGACCTGTTGGCAGGCCCTTGCGCTTGTGAACGAGAAGTGGGACATAAACTTCATAGTCAGAGGAAGAAACATCTATGTCGGTACTACCGGAATACAGGCAAACCATATCTTTAAGTACGGACTCGGCAATGGACTTTATGAGATTGTTCAGAACGCTGATTCCGACCAGAGTGTCGTTACAAGACTAAGAGCCTATGGTTCCGAGAAGAACCTTCCTTCTCATTACTATGCGGACCTCGGTGTCAAGTACGTGGCGAATATCACGAAAGTGGTTACAGCTAGCACAAATGTTGAGCTTGAACTGGATATCGATTATATCGAGACGTATTTCAAGAATCCGAGAAAGTATATTGTTTCTGGAGAAACTGGCGAGCAGTCTTTCGGTTGGGTACTTAAGGTTACATTTGATTTCAAGACTGAGATTACCGGTTATGTAACAAAGAAATACAATACCAATAAGTGTAGATTCTATTCGGAATACAAGGGAACGCAGGTAGATAGCGGTGATGAAGAGTCAAGGGAAAACCTTAACACTTTCATCGCTCAGGTTAAGGCAGGAAACACGAAGATGTATATCACATCCGGCCTCAACAATAAAAATGTTCCTTCGTCCATGAAGGAATATGCAGAGAATCTCCCGAACAATATGTCAATCAACAGGCTTATGCTGCCTGGATTTCCCCATGTATCGCTGAGTGACTTCTATGATTCACTCACGGATGAGGAGAAGAAGTACGTGAACCCTACCGGAAAACAACACAGATTCTCTACTGACCCGCATAGGCCATACATCGATTCCATCAACATCGATCAGATTGGTCTTCGTTCGGCATCGCAGTTCTTCGATACCGATGATAAGACGAATGGAGTCGTAGAAATCTACCCTACCATCGAAGAAATGGTTATCGGTGGTGTGCGTGTGGATGAGATTGACGAGGGTGTCGCTCCTGATGATGACGGCCGATATGATGGCGACCCTGGTCCGAATAATGTTGATATTTATCTCAGCAAAGCTGTTGATTTCGATATAAAAGATTTAGCGGACGACGATTTCTCAATCTCCATGAAAGATGGTATGTGTGGTGGTCGAACGTTCAAGGTAGCATCCTCAACCAAGGTCGATGGGAGATGGAGGCTCACTATCGAGCGAATCAAGGACGACGCTCTTGAGCTTTGGTTTCCATACAAGGACTACCCTATCAAGAAAGGAGACCATTTCGTTCTTACCGGCATCACACTTCCTGATTCGTATGTCAATGCTGCATCTCTGAAGCTTCTCAAATACGCCATAGCATTCATTGACAAGAATGACTATACAAGGTACGTCTATCAGCCGAAGGTAGATGAGATTTTCATGGCAAGGCAGCACGACCAAGCGCAGGCAGACGATACCGGAGTTATCAAGAGCCTCCACGATACGCTTAAGGCCGGCGACCTGATGAACTTCAATGATACAGACCTCAATATCGAAGGAATCATCTCTATCGACCAGCTCACGATCAAGGAAGAAGATGGCAAGATTCCTACCTACGACATAACTCTCCGCGAGGATAAGGAGGTTAGAACTATCCAAAAGATTCAGCAGCAGATTTCGTCGCTTCAAAGCGGAAATGGCGGAACTGGTGCAGGCTTGACAACTACACAGGTTAAGAATCAGGTTGCGACAGAGGGAAGCAAGCACTTCATCTCAAAGATAAACGATGACATCGCAAAAGGTACAGTTACCTGGGAAAAGGTGCAGAAGTTCGTGCAAGGCTTCTTCCTCGGTCACTCAAATGAGTTTAGCATAGATGGAAGTGGTAACGCTATTCTATCTAATGTCTTGGTGAATCTCTTGAAGTCTCTCGACTTTAACGAAGCAGAGCAGAGCGGATTTGCAATAAAGCAGAGAAGCGATGGTAAGTATCAGATGTTGCTCACTGACTTGATAGTTTGGGGCAAGACAATATTCAATACGTTGCTCATCCGTGAACTCAGCTACGTTGGTGGTAACATCGTCCTCTCACCTGCTGCTGGCAAGATAAGCTACATAAAGGAGGTATTCAGCGAGACAACGAATGAAATGATTGGCTGGAAGTGCTATCTTCTCGCTGATGATGGAACAACCGCAACAATCAACTCATTCAAGGTGGAAGACCAAGTTAGATGTAAGACGTTCAACATAGCACCTGGTGTCTATGAGAACGTCAGCAACAGGGACTACTGGAGAATTGTCACAAAGGTATCAACCGAGAATGAGGTAATCACCGATGCCGAAGGTCACGAGCTCTATGACGGAAAGAAGTTCGCTTGGATTCAGATAGCGAAGGAGAACTGCATGGAAGGCTCGGATAACCCTGCTGTAGGAGATACCATCGTCCTCATGGGTAACAGAAGCGACAGAAGCCGACAGCACCTTCTGATGATGGAGACCGAAGGAGATTCCGCACCTACGTTCACCATGTACCGAGGTATCAACTCCTACTCCCTCAAAGGTAAATCCATCTTCGATGTAGGATTCAACGGCATCAACATCGTGTCAAAGTACTACCACATAACCACAGTTGACGGAGAGAAGATTTGGATTCCCGTCTATCGTGGTGATTGGAAGGAAGGTACGGAATACAGCTACTATGATGAGGTTACATGGCTTGGCACAAGATGGCTCTGTATCTCTCCAGAAGGACAGACAACGACCGATGAACCATCTGAGGATTCTCCATATTGGAAGGCTACCACCAACGTGTATACACCAAAGCTATACCTCTATACGGATATAGTCAATAGCGGAATTGCTATAGGCGAGACACACAACATTACTTGCAAGCTAATGCTTGGTGATAAAGATGTATCAAACGGAGTAGCTTCATGGAAGGTGACACGCAAAACCAATGATTCCTTAGATGATGCTGCATGGGCGACTAAAGATAAGGTTAAGAACTTCAATGGCTCAATAGATATTGTCTGGTCTAATGATGGAACAGAAGACGATTTGGGCAAGGGTGATACTGCGAAATTTGTATTCACAGCAACGACCACAACAGGAAAAATTCATCAAGAATATATTAAAGTTTAAAAAAATAGGAGATTAAAAATATGGGAAAAGAAATTCATCTTTCGGCAACCGCAGCAGTCAGACGAACATTGAAGGGTGACACATTATCCATCAGTCTGCAAACAAATGGCGTACCGCTCTTTCAGGGATTGAACCCTGATACGTTTACCGTATCGCCAAAATGGAGCGAGAGCGGAACGCATCCTATCATTACTCCATCTGTTGGCTCTGCACGTAAAAACAACGTGACACTAACAAATCACGCATGGGCTTACAACGGCAAGAACTTAGGATTCAGCTCTAGCGGTACTGGATGGGAGACCTCGACTGTTGATAATAGATTCAAACTAAATCATGCTAATGGTTCTCTCTCTATTATCGGAGACCTCGCATCTAAGGTCAATCAAGATTCCGATACTCTTACCTATTCGGGTGATGCCGTATTGGGAGCTAGCATATATCCAATGCAGAAAAGCATTGATATATTGGTATCTATGTTGGGCGGCTCATCTTATTTCGGAGGTGTTTCTGCTGATACTACTGTGTTAAGCAAGGGACAGACAGAAGCTACCCTCAGACCTTGGTTATTCAACTCCGCAGGTGGAGAGGTTTCTACCTATTCTATTAATCTGTATCGTGGCAGCGGAACAGACCTTGCAGGAACTTACACAAATCCGGGAAGCGGTATCACTATACGCAGAGATAAGACGGGAGATTTGGACAAACTCTATGTAGATAGTCATCAGCTCTTCGTCCTTGAGTTCGTTGTTGATGGTGCTGCCGTGTATAGAACAGGTATCAGCATTGATGATATTTCTGATATTTATCAGATTGCCCTTAATTCGGTAGGACAGGTTGATGAAGATAGTAATCAGACGTTCAGATGTATCGTTACCAACTGCGAGACAGGACTAGTGCCGAAGAGTATAACTGGCAATGTCACCTTCGTTATCTATACTGATAGCAATGGTAACATCGAGAATAAACGCTCGGAGACAATGACTTGGGCAAAGAACGTCAGTGATGGATTCGTTGTGAGGGATGCTGATACGATTGACGAAAACAAAAATATCATCGGTGTATCGGTGTCAGCAGATGCTTATTTAACACTTGATGATTAGGAGGAACGCTTATGCCAATAGTTAGTAACAAGGCGAATAGAAAATTCGCCCCTTTGGACGTTTCTGTATCAGTAGTGTGCGCATCGCCTAAGTCTCCATTCATGCAGACTATGGCTGGCGATAAATTCTTCCCAGACAGAACACAGAGCGGCTTTGAGTGTATTGCCTACCCGAGTATCAATGCTACGGCAAAGGATGATTCATGGGATAGCAAGCAGTCGAATATGTCTCTTGCCAATATGGTATGGAAGGTTTCTACGGGCACGGAATGGAAGGACATATCTAAAATTAATTCTTGGAGCGGTAAGTATAGCATTGATACAAGCAATACATCTAATCGTGGTTCGCTTACTATCAAGAGGAATCTTTCAAGTAATGATAAGCAGCAGTTGCAATTCGAAGCTGACCTGTATGATTACAGAACGAACTCTGTATTGCATATCACCGCTGACCCTATCACTCTGTATACGGCAGATAAGGGTGCAGATACCTATGGTATGGGAATTCGGGAAGATACTGATATATCATATAACCCATTCCTTGACAAACTGGCACTCTACGAGTATAAGGTTGCTAATAACATCATATCTGCATCTACGGAAGCAAGAAACGCTTGCTTTGACGGCAATCAGTATGAATGTCATATTCCGATTGATGTATATAAGTCTAAGGATAGAATTACAAGCGGATTCTCTATTGAGCTGTATCGAGGAACGACTAAGATGTCTGCTTCTTCTGCTGCAAACCCTAACGAGATTATATCTATCTCCACATCAGAGATTGTGCTTGACCTTAGACTTGTAGAGAAGAATAATTATACCATCAAGGCGGTAATAAACGGCAAGGCTGTTGCTCAGTTCCAATTTTCCGCTTCTAGGTTCTATCCTTCTTTCAATCAGCCTAAGTTCATGGTATGCAATGATATTGAATGGGGTAAGATATACAGAAGCAACAAGGCTATTTTGGAGTACAACGGAAGGGTTGTTGAATACCCTAACCGCATCGTAGAATTGCAATGGCATACAGAAGCAACTAATGGTAATATCGTTACAAGTAAGTCTTGGCAAGAGGGCGAATCATGCTACTTCTCAATCAAGGAATCTGGTCTTGGCGATGTTGAGAGCGATTATCTTGAAGAACAGATAGAATACGGACAGAGACCTGCCAACGACTATCTAATTGATGAAGATAGCAATTACCTGCTTGATGAGGATGGCAATCCTTTAATTGATTAATATGTATAATTAAAAATATAAGATATGGGTGTTAAATTAACAGAAAAGAAGCTTGTGACGGCAATGAATCCCGACCAAACTTTCTTAATTGTAGTAGATGGTGCTCTTCGTAGATTGAGCCTATCTGACCTTCAGAAAATGATGGGTAATAATATCTTCTACCCAACAATTACATTGGAGCAGTCTTCTAATCCTAAATTCGCTCTGCCAACGCCTTTCATGGCTGATATGTATCAGAGGGCAATGGGTGGATATATGATGAAGGTTGTGAATGGTAAGGTGTATGCTGCTAAGCTAGACCCTAGTAATTGGGAGTTCTTTGCTGACGGAACAAAGGTGGATGATGCGGCAAAGTATGAGACGATGGTTCATGTTCCCGATTGCCACTTCAAGGCAGAAAACAAGACCTTGCAATTTGGAGGACTGTTCCCTATCTCAGGTGGAAAGATATTCGAGTCTCCTAACTGGGTAGGTGCATACGGGATGTACGTAGATGGAAGCGGTGTGGGTCATTCAAGACCTAACGTTGCCCCTTCACATTCAAGGACGATGAGTGCATTTTGGGCTTGCGCACAGAAGCTTGGTTCGAACTTTGGTCTTGCAAACTATGGATTTCAATGCCTCATAGAAGCATTGGAACAAGTAAGTTTCGGTGACCTTAATACACAATCTGTAATTGGAGCTGGATTCAAAAGTGGTTCTTGGGAAGCATGTCGTGATGTACCGATGGGTAAGTGTATATCCCTCGGTGATGGTAGCGGTAAGGTGCTCTATAACGATGCTACTCTCGGTAATCAATACCCTGTCAAATTATTTGGCTTTGAGGATTTATGGGGTAAGCTTTGGGAGTTTCGTCCAGGAATCCGTTTCTACATGGATGGAGATACCCGATACGCTGTTGTCTATAGCGGTAATCAGGTAAGTAATACGGCAAATGGGCGAAAATTTACCATTCCGTCATCAGCAAATGGAGAGTATATTACACGAAAGACACTGGGTGCATATTGGGATGCGTTTCCGCAAGCCGTAGGAGGCGGTGATAGCACGTACTACTGCGATGGATTCTGGGCTTCGACAAGTGGCGAGCTGCTGCTCGTTGGGGGTAACGCTGACGACGGGTCGCTTGGCGGTCTTTCGTATGCGTACTCGAAATACGGTTTATCGAACTCGTGGACGGACATCGGCGCTCGCTTGGCTTTCTACGGAAACCCGACAATCGTGAGCGGTTCGGAGCTCATGGCGATGTGAGCCAACGGCAAGAGAATGTTTGAAGGTCAGATGATGAGCGCAAGCTACTTTTCCGAGAGACCTATCGTTTTTCTTGATGTTGAATTTGACGTAGATAGCAAGGTTCATAAATCGGGGAAGAGTAATGTTGTTAGCGTTGAGGAAAATGGACAGAAGTTTAAGTTCTTTACTAACAATAAGAAACTTGTTGACCAGTTGAGACGGTGCTCAGACAACAAAAAGTTCCCATTTATGGGCAAGCTGCGTAGAATGAATCAGAGTGGAAACCCTGATTTTAGAATTGTAGGAACAAAAGCATAAAAGTATAATATTTTAAAAGAAAGGATATTGTCATGGAAATTAGAAAGTCTATATTCGATTACTCACCTAGTCTGATTGAGTATGAGGGTAATTATATTCGCATCAATTTCGATGTTGAACAGATTGAGTTGGAAAATAGCACGGATAGCAGCGAAGGAAAAAAAACTACCAGAATTGCTTATGCCGCACACGTTATACGTATTGAGCATCCTGTGGAGCGAGGTAAGGTTGTTGATGCAATCGTCTCATCCGCTTATCCTACTGATAAGATGCAAGCTATCATCAATAACCATTTCGCTAATCTTGCCAAAATTGCGGATGGGAAAAAGCTCGATGCCGATGACGAGGAACACGAAGCTGAGTATAACGCTATGCAGGACTGGCGCACGAAGGCGAAGGCTGTAGCTACAGATGTTATAGATAATTATATCAGTACTCATTAAAAGGATAATAATAGCTTATGAAAAAGGTAGTACATCTTTTTGCCTCACAGCGTGTCAACCGCAAGGCACGTACTGACAATGAAGAGGTATTCAGGGAGAAAGTTACGCTCATTACCAACAAGGAGATGAGTATCGGTCAGCTTGCAGACTTTACTCAGTTGGTTAAGGATTTTGCTGCGGCAGGTATTGTTATTAACGGAAATCAAGTTGCTATTAAGGGCGATAAGGTAACTATATACAATAAAGATGAAGTTGCTCTCTTTGCCCAAGATGGCAAGCTCAATGCTAGCCTTATTAATGCAGAGACTATCAATGTGAACCATGTTTATGCAAGGAGTTCGGAAGGTGCAAGTATCATAGGTCATTTTGGTAACTTCGATAAAGCCGATGCTGTAGTAGGTAGTGATAAGTGTCCGCTTTGGATTGGTGCAGCATTGGCAAAGGATGCGCCATTCAGAGTAACGAAAGATGGTTATATATATGCGTATAAGGGTGTATTCGCAGGAGAACTGAAGAGTGTGACAGGCTCTTTTTCCAGATTGACTGCTGTTAGTTCTGATGGAAATAAAACCGCTGGTTCAATATATTTTGATGGTGCTGGATGTATAACATTTGATGCAGATATTTATAATCAAGGATATAATTATGCGGAGAAAAGGAGTTGGCGTTTCTATGCTAGTAGTATATGGTGTCGTTCAGCCTTTGGGCATCGACAGAGTACATTGGCAATAGTAACTGGGGATACTATGCAAGTTTGTCCTGACGGATACGATAGCGATAGAACACCTGTGTTTCTAGAGCGTGTTTCTTATGACAATAAAACCGTATACATAATTCCATTGTATAGTCCTAATGAAAAATTGTCCGGATGTCCTATTGATATAGTAGTATTCAGTCCTCTTAGAGCAACTGATACATATTATTACGAGTTTGTATATGGAGGAACAGGTAAGCGTTGGATGGCAATAAATGCCAATGACCATAATAATGGAATATATTTCTGTGATGTCGGTGGATGGCATCAACTTCTTGGTGGAGAAACAGTAAATCTTGTATATATAAACCCAGTATTACTTACTCCTAGCCAGAAGGATAAGACCTATTTCGGTCGTGGAATCTTCTGGAGCGGAGGAAAAGATTTGAATTGGATAAATAGACAATCATAAAAGCAAAAATTAATATGAAAAAGAATTTCAATGTACCTTTCAAGAATTGGAAGGGTGAGGTGATAGTATCACCAGTAAAGAACGAGAACGGAGAGGAAACCTACAAGCAACAGATTATTGGCGATATTGTAGGTAAGGTGCTCTTCGAGGTGATAGACAATCAGAGTATTCAGCTATCGGGCGAAGAAAAGCTACGTGCTTATCGGGTAGCCTGCAAGATAGGCAAGGATGCCGAAAACGTGGACCTCGAAGCCGAGGATATTGTTCTTATCAAGAAGATACTCTGTCCTGTGATGGCTGTAGGTGGTTATGGTCAGATTGTTGATTTACTAGAAGGATAGGAAAAGAATAAGGCGGTTCACTACATGGTGACCGCCTTATTCCTTTCTCGTCCGTCAGGGAAGTGTGTTGCATCGAATTTTTCTATAGGCTCTGTTATCATGTCAGCGAAATATGGAGCATCAGAGCCGCCGAAAGATGGAATTAAATCACTAAGATAGCCATATCTACTTTTCCTTCGTTCCTCCTCTGCTTGCGTTACAAGACCTTTCTGCATTATAACAGCAAAAGGAAGTTTGTTGAAATCATAGATACCATCTATCCAGTCGTTAGGGTGCGGATTACACTTGTGCTCCAACTCTCGCTCTCCAGGAGTTGATGGCAACCTACTGCCACCTACCAGGTACATCATTTGATTTTCGTATGGTTCTAATTTTTTCATAATCTTAATATTTTGATTTCTGCTGCAAAGTTACGAAAATAAACTGAAAGCGCAATGTTTCTGTTACCATTTTCTTCAATTTTGGTAACAAAAAATCGGTAACAAAACTTTCATATTATTACTTTTTATGAAGTTTAACACAAAAATATTCTCATTTTCGTTGATTTTGCGCATAAAAGTGTATCTTTGCACCATCATTAAATTTAAATCAACGCTTATGAATAAAGAAGACGAAGACAACCTATTAAAGTGGTTGAAAGACAAAGATGTCAGTGAGGTTATGGATTTGCTGATGAGACATGGCAATCGGTATAGCAGAAGGATTCTGAAATTTTTCAGATGGTTTTGCAAGTACGTTCCTATCACGCTTATGTGCTTTCACGCATACGGCATTTATGAATTCTCTCAGCATCCTCGTGAAATGTTTATCCCTTATGCGGAGAATGCACCTTGCTATCTCTACATATATTTTATGGTGTACGTTCTGCCTATGGTTTTGATATTAGCAAGCCGATTTTTCTTCTTGTGTTGGAGATACCGCATTCCCTTCTTCTACTTTGCAAGCATCAATGCTGCTCACATCGTTGAATGGAGCTGGTATACCACCAAAGATATGGTAGATTCTTGCTATACGGTCATGGTGGTAACGGCAATATTCTATCTGTACTCTTTTGTGGATTTGTTTATCAGTCGAAGTAAGTTAGGACGTAAAATTTGTGCATAAAGGCGATTTCTGAGAATTTTTCGTAAAAACAAAGGTAATATGGGGAAAGATATTGAATTATAAGTTGCTCGGCACGGCTTTGAAGTCGCTAAGTGACGCTTGCTTTAAGGCAGACGAGCAACAGCGAAATGGTGAGAAAATCACCGCTTGCGGAATGAGTGATGATGATTTGGATAGATTGTGTGACATCATTCCCGATATGCTCAATCCTATGATGAGCACCGAGGATGTCAAGGAGAAACTACACGTTTCTGATGCTACGTTGAACAGGATGGTCGCTAGGGGTGACATCCCGAACGGAGAATGCAAGAAGCGTGGGCACACCCGATATTGGAAGAAGTGGGATATTCTGCACTTCATTAAGAGTAAGAGAGGTAAGTGATTGCCTCTCTTTTTTTTGTTATTTATGACATTACCTTCTATCACCTTAAATCTCTGATAATCAACAACTAAAAGAAAGTGTGATAGAGTTATATTTGCTCTCCCCTATTCTTTGTACCTTTGCATCCGTAACGTTACAATAGTGTTAGTTAATATTAAGGATTTCAAAAGATTGTATTATGGAAATGACAGATGCAAAAGTAGTAGAGAAGAAAATCTACGAAGATGGTAAGAAGGAGTATGCCAGCAAGGGTTTGGCAGGAACAGCCCTCGGAATTGGCATCGGTGGCTTGGCTTTAGCTTTGCTCAACGGCAATGGTCGTGGTGTATTCGGTTCTCTCGGTGGCAGCAATATGCCTGAGAACGTGAACATCAACACCTATGGGGCTAACACAAGCTCTAATCAGCCAACCGCCTTGCAGGTAATGGAAAAGGAATGCGATGATGAGGTGAAGTTGCTTACCTACATGTTCGGTTTGAAGCTCGACACCGCTAACAAGTTCTACACTATGCGTGAAACTGACATCGCAGAGAAGTTCTCTATGTACAAGGGTGCTAACGATGCTATCAACGCCGAGAACCGCCGTGCAATGGAGGCTGAGTTCGGTCTTTACAAGTCTCAGATTGATGCGGACTTCGGTCTGTACAAGAATCAGAGAGACCAGTATGACGCACTACAGGCTAAGTATAGCGACCTTGACAAGAAGGTAGCCGTTATGGAAGCCCTCACTCCTTACAAGGAGAAGCTGATGATGGCTTACGTTAACGAGAAGTGTTGCCGCAAGATTGATGGTGTCCTCGGACTCCAGAGCACTCCTACAGTTACAGTTCTCCCATCTGCAAGCATTTGCGGATGTGCAGCAGCTTCCACTCCCACTACAGGAGCGTAACAGAGCAGTAAGGAAGTCGGTTAGACGGACCAAGAAAAAATGAGTTGGTGAGGGGTGTTTTCCCTCGTTGGTGGATGCCCTCTCACCTCTCTATAATATATCACCAACTTAAAGATATTGATTGTTATGATGAATTTTGGTAACAGCCCATTATTGGATATGGGTACAAATCAGCAGCAGCCGCAGATGATGGATGCCGAGCTACAGAAGATGTACGAAGCAATACAGCAGAAGCGAGCATCTATCAACATGCAAGCGCAGCAGTCTCAAACCCCACTCTGGGATGAGATTGACAAAATTGAGGACAATCTTACAGGGGCGCAAAGGCAGTATTTGATGCAGAATCAGGAATACGTCAATAGCTTGCAATATGTGTCTAAGCTAGTGCAAGACGAGGAATTGCGCATCATACGCCCTCGTATCGAAAGCACTCAGCAAGGACAGGAGGCATTAAAGAAACATTTGTCTTTGATGCAGCGTTTGAGAAAAGAAGTAGCACAAGCAGAAGAACATAAATCTGCTATGCTCAACGATTATATGACTAACCATAGTGATAAGACTTGGCAAGAATATCTCGTTTGGTACAATAAAACACATAAAGGAGAAACTAAGAAATGAATGTAACAGAATTTAAAGAGAAACTGCTTACATCTTTGGATTTGTGGGCAGACGCAAGAATTAGCGATATGGTGAAGGTAAACCCTGCATTAGCTATTCCTTCCGTGTACATGAAGCGAGCTTCGCACAATATCATCGCTAAAAATAAAGATAGTTGGGGTAAGAGCATTGACAACGCTACCCTATTCATTGCCGATGAAGACGGCAACATAGATGCTGATACCATATTCTCAGACCTCATGCAGATGTTAGAGAATATAAGCAACTATGAGTTTGATTTCGGAGTTATTAAAGGTCGCATTGATGGAGGTGCTCTGATTATTGATTTGCCCGACAACATCATAACGACTATCCTCTTTGGTAGCAAAAAGAGCATCAGCTTTACCAAAAATGATTTTGAAGAGTTGAGAAGTCTGATAACATCAGAATAATAATCATATAAATAAAATAATATGGAAGCAAAAGAGATTATGAGTAAGTTTGATGAGCTGTATGGGATGATGGCATCATCAGCAAACGTAAAGTATATGCACGTATTTGGAGATACGATGCGCTGCATGATGAAGGATATGGCATCCAGGCACCCAGAGCTTGCGCAAGAGTATCTTGATAAGCTTTGCGCTATAAAATGGAAGAACTATCTTACCAAGAAGGAGGCTTCTGAGATTGCAAACGGTATGAATCCATCTGCAACTTGGGATATGCAGACGTGGCTCAACGCAATGACTGGTCTCGGACTTGCGACAGAAGAGAAGCCTTACTACAACGATTATGCTTTGTACGTTGCCATGAATCAGGTTGTAAGCGACCACGGATGCACCATTGCTAAGATACTCGACAAGGAAGATGTTAAGGAGATTGGCTCTGAACATCTGGTTAAGTACGCCCACAGCCTTGCACTCGATTTATTGAAAGACAAGGATGGTGTGTACGACATAAGAGAATATTTCTTGAAGTAACACTAAAAACATACGGTTATGAAAAAGGTATTTGAAAACATATTGGCAAGCAACGATATACAGACTATTAAGAATTGTGTTGCAACAATGGCTGATTGTTGCGAAGTTGGAATGAATGACGGTGTAATGCTTGATATGATGAAGCAAGTTCAATGTGAGATTGGCGAGTGCCATTTTGATGAAGAAATGGCAGACTTACATCTTTGTCTCATTAACCAACTCTACATAAAGGATGTGGCGAAAGACTATTGGCACGAAGTTAAGAATGATAAAATCAATCTCGAAGACTGGTGTGTCCTTTGGGGAGAAATGGTAAAACGCAATGACGAAAAGATAAAGAAATGGTTTCCTAAAATCAATGCGCTCGATTATGAACGTAAGATTTTCGATGAGTGCATTTCTTTCTTAAATAACGGAGAATTGCCGTATCATGATTTAAAAGTATAAAGTTTTTCGTTATTCTGAATGAAGTTTCGGTTTTTTTTGCTATCTTTGCAGAAAGAGACCGAAACTTTATTTTTATTAATTATTCAGGATAACAGATTATGACAGATTTATTAGATTCTTCACAGATTCGGCAGATAGGTGTTACCATATTTTCAGCTATACTTGCCTTTGCAACGCCAACAGAAGGTTTTGTTTTGGCGTTGGTTATCGCATTTGGCTTCAATATCTTCTGTGGTATGCGAGCTGACGGCGTGAGTGTTGTACGATGTAAGAACTTTTCTGCATCGAAGTTCAAGAACGCACTTTTAGAGATGCTCTTGTATATTGTTATTGTGTATGTCATGTATGGAATCATGGTAAGTTGCAACGACAACACAGAGGCATTATTTGTGATTAAGATGCTTACGTATATATTCTGCTATGTGTATATATGCAATTCGTTCAAGAACCTCATCAAGGCATACCCTAAGAGTGTAGCATTCAGAGTTATTTACTACATTTTGAGATTCGAGTTTGCAAAGGCATTGCCTAGTTATTGGAAACCGATATTGGAGAGATTGAATCAGGAGTTTGATAAAAAAGAGGAGGAAAACAAAAATGGAAGTACTAATTGATAGAGCTTGGAAAAAGGATGGCTATACTATTAGCCGTCTGTACGTGAATGGAAATTTGTTCGGATGCAATACTCTTGAAGATACAGACAGAGGATTGAATCAAAAAATGGATTTGAACGAAATCAAAAACAAAAAGGTATATGGGCAGACTGCAATACCAATCGGCAGCTATGAATGCGTATATACCTACTCTAACAGATTCAAGAAAATGCTTCCATTATTGAAGGATGTGCCAGGGTTCGATGGTATCCGTATTCATTCCGGTAACTCTGCAAAAGACACAGAGGGGTGTATCCTTATCGGTAAAAACGATAAGAAAGGATGGGTTAGCGATTCTCGATTATGGACTAGCAAGCTCATTCAGACTATGAAGACAGCTTGGGATAAAAAGGAAAAAGTAACTATTGTAATTCAGTAGCTTATGAAACTGATTGATAAGATAACAAGGGTTGTAATTGCCATTGCAGTAGCAATGCTGATTCTATCAATGTTCTGTAGATGTAAGACGAAAGAACGTGTGATAGAAAAACAGACATACATCACTGATAAACGTAACGAGGCTAAGTGGGATTCACTCTTCAATGCAAGACTTATTAAAGAGTTGGAATCATATAAAGTATCGCACAAGGAATCCGTGAAGTCAACTACGAAAGAGAAGACACATATCAAGGATAGTACAGCTTCGAAGTATGACGCGAACGGCAACAAGGTTGGTGAGGATAAATTTCACTACGAATATCACGAAATATCGCAAGAGGACGTGCAGATACTAAGAGATAGTATTTCTAGTCTTAAGGAATACAAGGATAGTGCTGCGATATATCATAGCAAGTGCGACTCATTAGCCTCAGTGATAAGTAAAATATCGAAAGATAAAGCATATGTAGAGAAACAACTATCAAGGACTGACAGGGCATTTTTGAATATAGGTAAGATAGCTTCAGTTTGTCTTTTCATAGGCATTCTCGCATTTTTAGGTTGGATATACTGGAAATTAAAGCTACACAAACGTTCTTAGTTTTTTCTAATGTTTTTATTTGGTTATTAATTGATTTACAAGCAAAAAGGGGTGACCGCACGCGATGTGCAGACACCCCTAAACATATAATAATGCACAGAAATTATTCTTCAGCTCCCTGGAGGAACTTGATACCATACTTTGTCTCGTAGTGTTTCTGCTGATCTTCACTCAGCATCTTGGTTTCACTGTCGTAGAATATGGTCAGCAGCTCTCCGTAATCTTTGTCGTAGAAGTAGTTGTATTTATTGCAGAGATAGTTCCTTGCACAGAGACATCTGCTTGGAATGGTCTTGAACTTGCGTTGTGTCTTCTGTTTAATTCCGTTCGCTGCTCTGTACCTGTCAAGCCTAAGCGTCTTTTTTAGAGATTCAGAACGTTTAGCTATTACCTCCGGTCTTATTATTGCCTGAGCACATTTCAACCGAAGTCTTTCTTCCGTTTCCTTGGTATGAGTAACGCCAAGCGACTTTGCTATGCTTGTTACACATGACTTTGTTATCCCAAGCTCTTTGGAAATTTCGGAAGAAGAGTAATCCGGATACAGCTTACGGACAGATTCCCTAATCTTCTCTCTTTGCTCTTTTCTTGCGTCCTTGAACGAATCCCCATGCAGCCTATGTAGCCACCAGTAAACAGTCTGTACTGCACAACCGAAGCTCTTGGCCATTGCGTAAGGAGATTCGTAAGGGTGTTCCTTTATATATGTTTTCTGTTCATCTGTGATATTCATGTATTACTTTTTATCAGAAGAGCCGTAGCCGTTATCGCCGCGCTCTGTTTTACATAATTCGTCGGTCTTAAAGAACATGATGTTGTCACTTGTTTCTAGGTGGAATTGCACGATTTTGTCACCAACCTTATATCTTGGCATATTTGGAAACAAGTGATAGAATACGGCAGAAATCTCTCCAGTATATGGGTCATCGACAGTGCCTTCACAGTTACTGAGAATCATACCAGTCTTCCATACGGAAGAACGAGGACGGAACGTAAAGCACCTGGAAATGTCGGCAGGTTTGTTGCGGTTTTCAATCTGTAGCGCAAATCCGAGACCGTATTTCCATACGTTAGGCGCAACCTCTTCTTCTGATACGGCATAGCAGTCATAGCAGAAATCATCATCGTGCGCCTTAGTTGGTATAATAGCGTTCTCGTTGGTCTTTTTGAATAACACAGGCACACCAACAACCTCGGTGAATCTATCAAACTCAACACCGTCAACGTTCACCTTTCCGTAGAACATATCGGCAGGGCGAGTCCAAACCTTGCACTCTCCATAGAGAGCCTGATAAACAACTTCCTTCTCCTGAGTCTCACTATTTGTAACCTCAGTGATAAATCTGTAATAACCTCCTTTGAAATGTCTAAAAATCTTTTCCATTTGATATTTAAATTTTAAAATTCATGTTTCTTGCAAACCTTATCACAAGATGTTTCGCAATCTTTTTTGTAGCACCATCCATTGCCTAAGATGTCTTCGCGTCCCATCCAAAGGCAGTTACCACAACATTTTTCTTCTTTTTCCATATTACTGATGTTTTATCACTTCCAAATACTTCAATTTTGCGAATCGGTATGATTCATACACCTCATCTACATTCACATCTGTATTAAAGGCAAGAATACATCCTTTATCATCATAGAACCCAAGGATAATATACTTTTCTTCTACATACCCTGCAACGTATGCACCAATATCATTACCTTTATAAAAAACAGGCTCTCCACGATACGCATTAAAAAATTCTTTATTTGTCATACGCTATTTGAATTTAATGATAAAAAACTCAGTATCAAGCCACTTGTCGGGGCATAAGCCTTTCTTAGGCTTGCCAATGGTGATACTCTCAATCTCCTTTTCTATACGTGGACTATCCTTGCGGTAGCCGTTGATGAAGAGGACGTGGGTGTAAGGTTTGAAATAAGATTCGCTGCTAACCCACATGCCTTGGTTATGACCTTCAATTAGGCGATGCGCCCAATATGGCTTAATCTCCCGATACTCCTCTGTCTTCTCGCCAGCAACTATCATATCGAACCATTCCTTGCTGACTGCGAGGGTCAATATTTTCTTTTCCATAATTCAAATCTTTAAAGGAAGGCTCGCCACCTGTAAAATCAAGTGTCTAATTCAATATTTACCAAAAGGTGACTCGCCTTCCGAATATTTTTACTACTTTTGCAGTGTCTAATTTTAATATTTATCAATATGAAACCAAAAACAAATGTAGCTATTGTTGTAGCTTGCTCTGTGTCGTTGATCATTAGCATCATCGCACTCTGTCTTTCTGTTCCTCGTAGCCAAGAGTTAGATTTCGACTATCTCGGCTTACTCGTTGGCATTCAGTCTCTCATTGTAACTATCCTAATCGGATGGAATATCTATTGCCTTGTTGACTTAAAGGGGCTAAGAAAAGAACAAGAAGACTTGAAAACAAGTTCCTATATTCAGATACAAAGAACAGCTGCTATGTCTTGTCATGCTGTAAGTGATGTTTATTATCGCTATCTTGTAGGGAATAAACCGAATGGTGACGACTATAATCTCATCTATTATCGACTATCTGAAATATACCATCTATCAATTATTGGTGATTATAAGTTTTGCGAAGCTATAATACAATCATTGCTTGAAATCTTTGTAGAACCTAAAAAGGCAAATTTCAAAGACAGACAAATGGAAGAACTTTTGCGTCTAGCGGCACGTGTGAAGTGCCAAGAACTTATTCCGAATTTTACAAAATTCATCACTATGCTTGCACAAATGAGTGATAAGGTCAGAGTTTAGAACATCATCGACTATCTTCCAAAAGATATTATCAAGCTCTCTTTCTTGCTCTGGTGATAAGCGTTGAATGCCTAATGCTGATAATTCTTTATCGGTATCGTTGAACTCTTCATCACTTACATGTCGCCAATAACCATTTGTATCTTCTACAAGGTATCCATTCAACCCACAAGGATGTTTGAAACCTTGAACGAAGATATGAATGGTTGGTTTTTCTTGCATTCTCAAATTCGAGCCGACTACTTCTTGTTGCTCTGGCTCTAGTTCTAACTTTGAGATTCTATAGACCACGGGGCAGTCCATAATCTCCTGAATGTTGTCTTCCGACAATCTAATTGATTTTGCTAACTTCATATCTCTTTTATTTTAAATATTACTTCATTACCTACTTTTAGTTTCTTTCTTGTTTTTATACATTTTCTGAAATTCGTTGAGCATATCGAAGAACGCACATGGGTTATTGGCTGCGGTTTTTGCGATAGACTTTCCCTTAGGCAACTTACGTGCATCATATTGTCCGTATTTGAATAGGATACCTCTAAGCGCACAGAATAGCGCAGTAAAAATCTCACCTTCTGCCACGTTCTTGTCTCTATTCCATTCTGCACGAATATTGACTTCCAAGGTATTCTCTAACGTTCCATCATCTTTGAAACGAATGATATGTTCAAGCGGATGATAGCCACTAAACGAAAATTTCAATACACTAGGGTTGATATGCCTAGAAAAATAGGTATCAAAATTAAGTATAATATCCGTGTCGGCAGGGACTCTGCTTAGAATATCAACGAACTCGCCAGCCTTACCTAGAATAGGTTTTGGTGGATAACCTTCTGTATATTTCATACACCACAACTTTTTATCTTATTAGCATTACTCATTATATCTCCAATCTCGAAAAGAGTTTTACCAGCAAACCTAGCAAGGCAATTCATTAGCTTGCGAGAATATCTTGCAGTAATCTTTTCTGCCTTTACGATACGATGGTCAACTCTGCCATAACCACCACCTTTGCTAACATAATACAAAGCCCATCTAGGCTCCCAGTATTGCTTAATCTTATGCAACTCTTTCGATACATTCAAACCATCCAATACCATCCTCATATAGCGAGGACTTCCGTAGCAACCTTTCATTATCTTCTTGGCTTGTCTAATCTTCATAGCTATTTCTCCTTTCCGTAATACTTATCTGATAAGCCGTTGAATCGCTCATAGTTCGGCAGCTTGGGAGAGATTTCAAACTTCATAGTTGTAACATCATATCCTCTATCAGTCATTTCTTTGACAAACTCTTTGGTGAAGACATTATCGAAGAGATAATGAGCATCTGTTTGTGTCATAAACCCTAGAGGATGATAAGCACCAATGCAGTTCTCTTTCTTATCCCAATATGCCGTTAACTTCTCTTTCTTTTTAAGTCTCATACACTACTTCTTTTTTTCGAATTTATTACCAATAACAACCATATCTTCAGAAAGGTAGTGAACTAAGAAATCTTGCCCAAAGCAGAAAGCAGCAGCTTTACTATCCCAATTAATATCACCTCTTTTCTCGCCATTGTTATCTTTGTATGTAACTATATCCCCTTCATAGATAGGTGTTCCATTCTTATCTTTCAATCCTGTAAACTGGCAGACGGTAGAAGGGTCAACCTGATAAGTGGGATTTCTGTTTAACTTGCTTTCTTTCTGACGATTCTCAATGATGTATGTATTACCATTCTCTTCGTAGAAATATCCGCAAACCCATCCTTTTCCGTCAAGACGTTTAGCCTTGAACTTGATATTTTCTATTTTCATACGCTACAAATTTTCTTTTTCAAATTCACTCTTTGGAACACGATAACAAACTTCTGCACCATAGGAACGTTCTACGCCTTTTAAGGGCATTTCCTTTTCTAAAATATCATGTACCTTCGTGCCTTTTCTAACACTAATAGCTATATAATCATAGCTATCATTTATCATCAATAGTGAGTTATTTGTCATGTACACCTTGCCCTTCTTGGAAAGATTACTATGATTGATTGCAGGCTGGTAGTACAATCCACTAGCCTTATGTTTGATTCTGTAAGGTTTTGTCATAACTACTTACTTTTAAGTTCTTCAATTCTTTTATCACAATTCTTTATCATTCGTCTGAAGAAATCTTTTCTCTTTTCCATGACGAAGATTCGGTCGTACTTACCAACATAATAATCTCCTGACAAGAGGTCATTAATGTATATTCGTACTACTTCTTGCGACCAGTTATCTATAAATAGATAATAGGTTTCACGATTGGGGTGTACCATGAGGTACTCATAGTAGTGGAAATCGTCATTTTTAATAAATGTCACTCTGCAACCTTTTGTTAACTGACTTATGTCTTTTAATACTTCCATAACTATTCCTCTTTCATATAAGGACAAGCAACTACCTTTCGATAGTACTTACATTTATCCTTGTAATCACAAATATCACAAAAACAATACGCCATATTATATATGTTTAAAGTGAGAAGCAAGCACAGATAAAATAAAGTGCTTAATTTTAAAATTACCTAAAGAATTGCTTGCTTCTCGAATATTATTACTATCTTTGTACCGCTTAATTTTAAAAATTACATTTATATGAAAAATTTAATTACTTTGAAGTCGTATGATAATTCATACACCCGTGCAATTAACCCAGACCACATTGTCTCGTTCTTTGAGGTGGATGGTGATAGCTGTATCAAGTTATCTAATGGTGAGACTTTCACCACCAAGATGCAGTTCTATGACCTTGTGGAATTGATTAACAAAAGCTATGAGTAAAGATACTCATTAAGGCACTTGTCTCTATTTTCTGGGCAGTTTTTAATTACCCACATTCTATCTCTCCACTCTTTAAGGTGTGAGTTATAGACCCATTCAAATCGTGCTATGTTTGTGCTAATAGGAGCATTGATATACAATTTCTTCTTTAACCACTTACGTAGCACCTTTTTTATTAACTTTTCTGTAATCATATTCTTCTTTCTTTTTACCCTCTCCTGTTGCAGGAAAGGGTGGTTAGTTACTTAGATGGCTCAGTATATGATACTGGCTTCCAAACATCATAAGCCGTCAGTAAAGCAGGAGCGATAACTGATGGAGCGAAGATGATTGAAACTACAACATCTGGAGCATTCAACTCGTAGTTAACACCTTCTACTTTGTTTTCCTTACTAGCCCAGCCATAAGGCTTTGCTGTAATCGTAGAGCCATCTTTCTTTTTAAAAGTCTTCTCGCTAGAGCAAGAAGCGAACAAACTTGCAACGACTAAGGCTGCCAAAATAATCTTTTTCATATTACTTATATTTATATCCCATAAGGGATGGTTAGTTTTACTAAAGTTCATCAAACTCTTTTTGCAATCTCTGTTTTGTTTCATTCAGAAGCTGCTTGAATTTTGTTTTAAACTCTTCATCACACTCTGAAAGCCCCCAAATAGCATCAGCAAGACTACTGCGCATTGATTTTGTAGATATATTTAAGAGTTCATTTACTTTAGGAATTAAACTCTTGGCTAAGATATTTGCTCTTTCTAATTTTTCTGTATTCATATTACAATCTATTTATATCCTTGCGGATGGTTAATCATAAAGTATAACACAATCATTATATACTGATACCTCGTCAATCTTTAGAGGTTGTCCGTTTTCTTGTGTACCATGAGAATATGGGAAGTTGACTTCCATAGTCTTATCCTCAACCTTTGATAATTTGTCAATTAATTCTTCTACTGTCATATTCTATCTTTTATGCCCGAAGGCGTTACTAAAATCCATACCATTTCGAAATCATCGTTTTTATTCATTGTTTTAAAAACTTCTTTTCACGTCTTTTCAAGAACGACTTACTTCGATGTACACAATCTAAATACCAAAGAGACCTCTCTGTGTCGAAAAATCTTAAAGCATATAACATAACCTACACCTCCATTTCTGAATTAAGTCCTAAACCGAAGAGAAGGTGCTGGAGTTGATGAACATACATAATATTACCAAGAGTGATAGCAATTTTTGTACTACCTAAAGCAGAATGCCATGTATCACCCTCTTGTAACAATCCTATCTTATTAAGCCAATATGAATCAAAATCATCAGGTTTTTTCCATCCATTCTTCTCTAGAATCTCTGGAGTAAGAGGAATCGGATATAATTCCCCAATATAATCATATAGATTTCCATCCATATCTTCTAATGATAAGGCATTTTGTGTAGAGCAAACATATACTTTTACATACTTTTTTATTATGGTTTTTGGTATATAGTGAAAAGCCAAATCACCTGGTATATATTCTAATTTATCCATACGATTATTCTTTAAGTTTATTAAACTTATCCTTGTAAGGACAATCATCGGCTACAGACTCTATATTGTAGCTTTCCCCTTGCAACTTACAAGATATACAATCACCATATCCGAAGCTCCATACAATAAAGTGTGGGCATTGGATTTCCTTACATATTTTCTCTATCTCATTCATACGCTTTACTTTTTACGATGATTAAACTTATCACAACACCAAGTAAATTGACAAACCCAGCACTTTAATCCATCACATTTCTCGTTATGTAATTTATACTTATTCATACACTTTACTTATTAAAACGCAATTCTAAAATCCTTACCTTTCAAAGTAGGTCTCTTTTGGAGGACGTACTTCTCTAATTCTTCAAAATCTATCGGGAAGAGCGCACAATATTTATACTTTAATGTGCAGACAAATCTTCCGTTGAGCATAACATCGAACACAAATGTTTTCATTGTTCACCTCCCTCCTTTGGTAATAAATCATCAATATACAACCAACGAGTAATATTAGCACCCGAACTATAAGCATCCCAATTTTTAAACAGAGCATCATTTCTCTTGAAAGAAATGTAGGTTTTAATGCTTTCTGTTATTTTTGCTTCTGCAAGGACTTCTGCAAACTCTCTTGGCTTTTCACTAGCAGGATGCCATAAGTTATTTAATAACTCATTGATAGCCAACTTAGCACCTAGTCCAATGGCTTCTTTGATGTCCTCTTTGTAGAACATTTCCTCTTTAGTATCATTGTCGAAGACTACTTCTTCACCATTTAACAGAAATCTATCTTCATAGATTTCTTCCTTGGCTTCTTCTATTTTCTTATCTATCATATTATTAAGTTTTATAATGACCTCCACGACCAGTATTGTGCTGGGGCTAAGAAGGTATATGGGCATAAAGCCTTAACTTACTTTCGCTCATTCTGTGTCGTGGAAGTTGTATTATTCAAAATTATCTGTCGTACCTAAAAGATGCTCATTGCCTTCGTAAGGAATGCAGAATCTCCAAGTAAAACATGTAGTTACATATCTTCCATCATCTTCTTTAATATGACTAAAGAAACTTGCTCTCCACATATCATCATAACTATCTCTAACTAATACTTTCTCAAAAGGCTTGAATTGGAGTTCTTTTTTAATATCCACAATCTGCTTCTTCTCAGCATCCCAAGCCTTGCCTTCCTTTTCGAGAGCATCAAAGAGCTGCTGCTTCTCTTCTTCCGTGGCAAGGCGAAGTTTACAAAGGTCTTTCTTAAAGAAACTAGTTCTGCAGGCTATACTCAAAGTTAGACTACTTAAATCCATAGAAATAAATGAGCTATAACCTTCTGATAAACCAGTTCTGCCTGATACTATAAATACATCTTGTCTATTACCATAGTCGGCAAAAGCTATATCCCCATCCTTGAACTCAGGCTGAGCCTTCTCTATCTCCAAGGTCTCCATATTCAGTTTGCCGCCCAAACGTTCCTCGATGGTGTTGATGTAGGTCTGAGCTTCTTCTTTGTTTGCTTTGTAGAACTCGGATGTTTGCATGTAGTCTTCATTCTCTTCAAAGTTCACTATACTACCCTCTTCTTCCCATAGATAATAATGACCATGGAAAGTTTTGTAGGTATCATCTTTAAACCCATCGAAGATAATATATACCTCTGCATCTTTGTTAACTAGAATGTCTCCTTTCTTCCATGCGAACTTAGACCAGTCTCGCATTTCTTTGGAAGGGAATAATAACGGCTCTGCTCCATCGTAATCATAGAATTTGCCACTACTAAAGAATAGTGATGTACCTCCATTATGTTCCACAGCTATACCACCGCCACTTACATGTGAAAAAAATACTTCACTAAACAAAGGAGAATATAGCTTCGTATTTACTGGCTTATCCCTTAGTATCTCTGCTATGTTAATTTTTTCTTTCATATCACTTCACTCTTTTAAATTGAACAGCCTTTCCGTCTTTTCTAGTGCTTGCGCTACAGTCAAAATCTCCGCAAACATTCTCATAGATATTGTTACATATCTCATAGAAGAAACATCCATTACATTGTTCTTTCTCTGTCCCAACCACCTTTAAGACTATTTCTGCTCCAATAGGTAAATCTTCCATAGTTACACCTCCTCGTTGTATTTATAAACAAGCCCGACAACCAAATTGACAAGTTCGTGATTTGTCATAGCTCTAGTGTCTGTATTACCAAGTCTCAGCTCATCAATGATACGTTCTGCAACCTTCTTGATGTGCCCCATCTTAGACAGAGGAAAACGCTCAATGTCGGCAGCCTTATCAAGATGAAAGCACTCACGAAGGTAAGTACCACGGATATGTTCGATTGTCGAACTTTCGCGAGTGACAACCCATACGCCCTCTTCTAGAGGACTATACGAGAGCATACTAACAGGTTCATACTTTCCATTTATCTTTCTGTAGAAAGTCTTCGATATATCAAGGTCAGGAATCTTGTATTCCTGATAGCGACCCTTACTGTTCTTTGTGTACAGCGTTGGAATCTTTTTCATTTTTATTACGTTTTAAGTTAGCTATTCTAGTCTCTCTAATATACTCCTCAGATTTCTTCAATCCGAGTTTCTTAGCTTTCTTAGCGACCGCGTAAACGCTTCTGCCAACTATTCTAGCAATATCTTTGTTAGAAGTGTCTGGATAACCTGTTTTTAATGCTCTTAATTGAGCTTCATTCCAAGGAGTGTCAGTGTTATCTTGTGCGTCTTCTCCATCTACGATAATTCCGTTTATATCAAGATTAAGACCACTGAATATACAAGCATTCGCGAGTGCTTTTTCGGCACGTTTATAATCAAGCACCTTTTTACCGATGATTTCGAATCCGAGAGAGAGTTTGTCAGGGCACTCTGAAAACACTTTCTTATCTACAGATTCAGGATATATAGCTTCCACTGCATTACGCATACGAGAATGAACACCCTTAATTGGGATAATAAAGTATTCGGCTATATTTGTTGCCCAAGAACCATTATATTCATCCATTGTCTTTTTAAATGCAGAAACAGAATATTCAAGCATTCCGCTCAATATTCCAGACATAACAACCATTGTGTACATCTTATGTCTTTCAATATGATGCTTTGAAAATTGGTTATCTAACGCATAATAACATTTCCTTACATCATCTTGTAGATTGAACTTGATGATAAAAGTAAGCTTATCCCATATCTCAGACATGCCGTCAGCTTTCATCCGTTCTTTGAACAATTCAATCAATTCATCGGAAAATTCCTTCGCTTCTGTCATTCTTCTCTTTACATCAAACTTAAATAGCTTTTCATCTTCCGATACCAGTTTAAATGTTTCATCTATGTTAGACTTGACAATTTTAGCAAAGCCGCCAACCATCGAGTAGAAAAGCATGTAGAGTTTGCTTATCTGTTCTTTCGATGGAACTGCAAGAGGAACACCTGCGAGTACACACGAATTATTTGGATTCCAATTTGTCTGCATACTATTTAAGAAAGACTTTAAACATACCACCTATTACATTATCAACACTAATGCCTTCTGTTAGAAAATCACTTTTGAGAATATCATCAATAGAGTAACTCCAATCGCAACTACCTGTAAGACCACCCCAAGGGCGAAATGTCTTAAAATCAGATGATACATTATTGGCTGTCTCGTAGTTATACGCATGAGCGTTGTAACGTTTAGCAATTCTTTTGTCGTGATTAGATAAACCGTCCAAAGGAATCCTATAAACGTAATATTTTAGAGACAACGTAATTCTATCAGCGGTTGCATCAATGTAAAAGTCGCTACCACACTCGCCAAATTTATCATTGGTAACATGTACGTTTCCATACATATCTTCTATCGCATTCATCTTTTTTACCGCTAATCTTTTCATTAGGCTTTCTGTAATACCTCTTTGTTTTCTAGTCTCAATAAACGATTTCAGAAGTTCTTGTTGCAATAGTCCACATTCATTTGTTGGCTGTGCGAGAAAATTATTGATTACCATTCCGTCCATATTACTTTGATTTAATGTTTCCGTATGCAGCCATATAGCTATCAAGCTGCTGCGTTGCGTGTACCAGCTTCTGATTGTAGTTATCTCGCTCTGCCCTAGCTTTAGAGATAAAGATAAAGCTGACGATAAATGAGATTACTACCGTTATCACGATGAATAACCAAGGCAGCTTGTGTACTGCCTTATTGATTGCTCTTCCTATATTTCTCAGGATAACCAAAGAATAAACACCTATGAACACTACCGCCTGCTTGGTGGTTGCGTTAGTAACTTCTGCGATTTTACCTTTGCTTTCTACCATAATCAACTAATTTAAAAATATTGGTAATCTTCTGAAAATCTCATTATCAGGAGTTTTAAACTCCTTATCCCATGTTCTGTAAAGAACATTGAGATTCAGTTTCTTGGCGATGTATTTATAATTATTCTCAAACAAGTCAACATGCTCTTTGAAAACATATAGACGATTACTCTTCCTTGTACGGATGCTTTCTCTTATGTCTTCACGAAGATGTGCCGATGCGTATTTAAGCTGTTCCCAATCTCCCTTTGTCTTTGGCGCAAAGTTGATGCCATCCAAAAAATTATATCCAAAGTTGTTGATGTTAAACACAAATGCGCTACCAGATGTATAAACGTATACATTTTCGACATTTGGAAATTGTTTTTTAAGGTTTAAAGCAAATCTATCGATGTTAATATTGCTCATAAACGGCTCGCCACCAGTAATACAAACGGTATGAACTGTTTTCATTTCTTCTACTGTAGCTACAGGAATTTTGTCTATATCGTACATTTTATTACAACATAGATTGCATTTGTGGTCACAGTTATCAAGAATCATCAAATGCATGATTTCTGGTTTCACTTTTCTTTCTGCCATAATTCTAAAATTATTTGGTTCGGTTGCACCAGTTATCGGTAGATTGCCAATAACCAGCTAACCATATTTCTTTTGGTGTCGCATCAGGATGCTCACTGAGCCATTCCTCTGCCATTTTACTTACGTCCGCCATAATCACTTTCTTAAAGAATCACCTGTAAAAGGAACTGCTTTTGTTGTTGCTATCAGTCTATCTACAACTCTATCTCCATATCTCTGAGTAAGCTCGTCAATACTGAGGTTAGTGGTAATGATAAGCAATTTCCCCTTCTTTTCAGCAGCGTCACAAAGTTCAGCAAATGGCATACGCTTGTTGCCATAAGAGTTAAGATTATCCTCTGTACCAATATCATCAATATAGATAATATGAAGTTTGAGAATTTCATCAATCTTTTGGTTCAACTCTTGTGCGCTAAAGATGTTTACCACCTTTTTATGTACATCTTTAATAAGAAGAGGAAGGATATACATTCCGATTACCGACTTACCTAATCCGCAACCGCCGAACATCAATAAACCTTTTCCTTTGTTGTCTGTCATCCAATCAACAATAGGTCGGTAATTGCGTTCGTTCCATTCGGCATTACATCCAGACTTCATATTAACAACATACTGCAAGCCGCCACGCAAACGTTTCTCTGCATTAGGAATGCTTATTTGTACTCTGTCAATTTCTTGCGGATAACCAGTATCTCGCATCTGAGATACAAGGTTCTTGAAATATTCGCTATCTATTTGTTCCATCTATCAAGCCCTTTTGTGTAATCTTTATCTTTACTATTCTGCAAATTCATACCAACAGGAAGACTGTTGGTATTCTTATAATGATATTTATTGTTATTGCTCCACGTAACCAATCTGCTTGCAATTTGAAACACTTTCTCCATTTCAAACCGCATCTTTTTTCCACCATCATTTATTTCTGTCCAGTACCGATAGAAATCATTCAACATATCCCTTCCGTACTTTTCGATGTGAGGTTTCAAACTTTCTGCGAAATCTTTCTTTCGTTCCTTGATAGTTTTTTGTGTGTTAGCAAGTGTGTTACTTGATGTGTTAGCAGCACGTTTCCTACCTTTGTAACTTTTTATATCACAAATAGTTATTACGCTACCTTGGTGTGTTACTTGGTGTGTTAGTATGTGTGTTATATACCAATGTTTAAGCAACGTTCTTACGGTTTGCACTCCAATACATAGTTCACTCGAAATCTTGCGGATGCTAACAATCAATGTTCCGTTATCGTCTGCATTTGCGAGAAGATAAACAAACAAGTTTACGGCATTTGTCCTATCAAGTTTCATTAAATCACAATATTGTTCTTTGCTAATCTTAAAAGAATCCATTGTATTTAAAATTGTATGTTACACAATACTACTGCAAGTATTGCTCGTTTTTCTGAATATCATGCTGAATATGCAGTAGTGCGATATATTCATCAGAATCAGGAAAATCAAATCCAGCTTCTTCTTTTGCATACGATTTGAAATCAGAAATTGATTTACTCATTTCGTCTCTCGTAAGGTCAGCAGAAGAACGAAGATACTTATAGCATTCTCCTGTGAATTTATCAACCCCCTCTCTGAGAAATATATCTTTGTTCACTACTAGCTTATAGAAATGTGTCTTGACTTCGTCTAGAGTGTAGCCGTATTGAAGCGCAAAGGCTGATAGAAGTAAATGAAGGTAGGCATTCTGATTTAAGGAACGCCCACGCTTCTCTTTTAATTCTACCATAGCACATTTGTTCTCCAACTCGGTTACTTTTGCTCTAAACTTTTCTAGTTCAAACACATTTTTAAGATTGAACCACATTATCGCATTTTTTATATCAAATATGAATTAAAACTACCCTTTCTTCAAATCCTTCTTTTGAAGTATTGAATTAAAATAGTTTTCTGCTTGTTTTTCACTCGTAAGCCTTGTACCATCCTCTTCATAACAAAACAAATCTTGATGATTGAATATCATGTGTCTATGCAAACACTTATGAGCTTTACGTGAGACTTGGAATACAGAGTTGAGAATATGATAATCCCAATGATGGAACTCAAATCCTTTCTTTGTAAAACCGTACTGGCGAAATTTTCTTGCTATATTATTATAAGCATTTGGCAAGAAACTATGTAAGCCTGTTGTTTTATATTTTTCTCTGTATCCAAGTCTCTGAAACTTTTCTCTTCCTCTCGCTCGCTCTTTTTCTACCCATTCTGGGTCTTTGGATTTTTTAATCCATCTATTATGAGCATCCTTCTTCGTGCAATCCTTGCACTTATTGAGGTGTCCATCGCCCATTTGCGAATGTTTATAAAATGAATCAAGCGGTAGAAGTCTTCCGCATTTAAAACAAACTTTATATTCCATAGGCTTACTCAAAATGGCAAATCCGAACTATCCCCTTGTGGCTGTGCTGGTTGCTGTACTGGCTGCGGTGCAGGTGGAAACAGATTTTGCGGATTCATCGGGTTTGCCACGCCAGCAGCATTAGCAGAACTTGCCATAGCTTGTTGCGCTGCTTGTGCGCCAGACTGAACATTGCCACTAAAACCGCCACCTTGTGCAGGAGCTTGCTGAGTCTGACGGATAACGTTCCAAGCGTTAATCGAGTTAAACCATCTTCCATTATATTCTATAGCATTAATATCGAACTGAACGGTAAGAATTTCGCCAAGCTGAATGTTAAGTTGGTCTATCTTGTCGTTTGTAACATCGAATGCCAGTTTTTTAGGGTACTGCTCTTGCGTCTCCAACACATAGGAAATGCTACGCCACTGATTACCTCTTCGTGATGTTCCGCTTCTTTCAGGTAACACCACAATAATTTTTCCTTGTAGTTCCATTATTACATATTAATAATTTCGTCAATAAACTCATTTGCCAACATAACTCTAGCTTCCATAAGCTTTACATCGTCTCCATTTCTCTCAATCTCAGCCCAATGAATAGGCTTAGACAACCAAGGGCAGTATGTAATAAAGATACCACTAGTAGCACCAGTACAACTCATTTCTGCCATCATCTGCCAGTAGTACTTAGGCTCAACTTCTTTGAGCGAAGCAGCATCGTGGATAAGCGTGCGATATTTCATATAAGTATTGATGTTAGGGCATTTAACCTCAATAATCTTAATATCGCCACCATCACGACCATAGATTGCACCATCAGGAGAAGCTGCGAAGTAAGGGATTGTGTCGTGCTTACAAGAAGAAACATCTGCAATCTCTATTCCTTCGTTTTGTGGAAGTTGGCAGAAGCAAGCCTTTGCTTGGTCTTCCATATCAGCACCCCACTGCATTGCCTTTGTGTTTACGGAAACTTGGTCGATGTAATCTTGGAATATATCGTCATCGTTCAAGAAATCGGGATTGAAAAGACGTTCACCTGCAATCTGAAATAAATACGATTTGGCTGTATCTGAGAAGACTTCATCTTTCTTACGCCCAGACTTCATAAGGTCAGCAACCTTTGAACCTGTTATGTGACCTATCCTATTTCTGAACCACGTCAAACTCCGTTGTTCTACATTGTCGGTAATCATTTATGTTCCTCCTTCTTGGCAGCATCAGCCTTGGCGGCTTCGGCAGCCTTTGCAGCAATATTCTCTTTCTTCTCGCTTTCGATGTTATCAACATACTCTGGAGCAAAAGCATCAATATCCAAATCTTGAACATCAGAAGTATTGGTATTGATAACCGATTGGTCGAAAGTAACCGCATTCTGCATTTCGATTGATTTAGGAGCAAACTTCAAAATGGATTTGAGAACCGTCTTCTGAGCCATAGCATCGAAATCTGACTTCCAAGGGGAATTGAATCCAGCTCTGAAAGCTTGGCTAAACTTTGTAGCATGAGCCTTCACCTTGTCAATATCCCAATAAGCAACCTTCGTGAAACCATTGAGAAGTTCAAACTTAGCCATATAACCGATAACCTTATCTGACTTCTTTTGTTTCTTGTCGAAGACATACTCTTCATCGAACTCATCACCTGACACATATTCTCCTTCGTGAACAGGAGCAGCGAGAATTTTCTTAAACTGACCGCTTCGTTGACAAAGTTGGAGCAATCCTAAATAACCAACTTGAAACTGTGCTTTCTTTCCATAAGGAATAATGTAGCACTGACCAAGTGTAGGTATCACCTGCAACTGCATTGTTGCAGCGACCATAGCAGCACCGATAATACTCATAGGTTCGGCATTACGAAGTTGTGGATTTCCGTTAGCCACACTGATAACCGAACTCATAAAGCTATTAGCCATTTGTGGGCTATTCCAAACCTCGTTGAGTTTTCCAACTACGGCAGGTGAGTGCATTAACTCACCGAGCGACATATTGTTTTGTTGTGTCGCAACTTGTGTATTACTCATTTTGCGTTTAAAATTTAAAAATTAATCACTGATACTTCCATTCCCAATCTTTGCAAACGTAATCACCATTGTAGCTTGCATTAGGGTCTTTGCAGACTTGGAGAAATATACAATCGTGGCAGCTTCTTTTATAGAAAGTTGCTAGTTTACTGTTTGCCATACCAGAAACGTTTAATGAACTCTATCAATATAACTAAAGTACGTCTCCACCATTACCGAGCCAGTAGATGTAGGTCTTTCGTAATAATGTGGTATTGTACCTAACTTTCTGCCATCACCATCAAGGTAATTCAGAAAAATAGCTCTAGCCGCCACTTCTCTTGACTTGTTTGAAGTAAGTTCCACCAAGCAAGCGTGTAACTTGCGTTGATGGATTACTGCATTAGCCATTTTTGACGGCATAGACGCTATAAGTTTGTCGATTCTACTCATTCTTTTCCTCTTTATTTTCGGAAGATGTAGCGTGATGTTCGAATATATCGAAGACATGAGTTTCGTTGAGACCTACAATGTCGTAATCCAACATTGATTTCCCCATCACCTCATCAACGTATCGAAGAGCACGTGCCAACGATTTAGCCTGAACCAGATAAGTTACGTTAGAACGCTTCTCTTTTTCGGATTTCTCATCAATAGTGATAAACTGACACTTTGCCTTGTACCACTTATCATCATCATCTAAGTCAGAGAAGAAAATCTCGCCATAGTTAGTTTTCTTTGCGCTTGTAACGGCAGAATCGCCACTAATATAGCAACTCATTTCATCAATGATAGATGTTTCTGCCTCGGTGCAAGAAAGCGCATCAACAACATAAAGTTCGTTGACAACTTTTTCCGAGCCATCCTCCATCGTCTTTTGGTATTTGATTTTTGTCTCATACCAAGTACTAGTTCTCGCTCTCATTACTCACCATCCTTTCCGTCTTCAGCCAAAGATGCGATTTTAGCGAAAATTTCTTTGGCAATATCGCCTTTGATTTCGATGCATCTTACGTTGCCATCGTTATCACCGTCACCTTCACCATTGTGGAGTGTTTCATCCTCGTTCTCCAGACGTTTGCGAAGAGCCAAATTCTCGTTGTCGTGCAACAACTGGTCGAGAATCAGTACACAATTTGTCTTCTCAATTGTTGCGTCATCACGAACGACCTCATCAGTACTTTCAATGATTTTCATCATCTCGTTGTACTCTTCTGCGGACTCACAGTTTTTTGCGAGTACCTGGATAACCTTGAAGCGATCAACTTCAAAAGTCAACTTAATCTTTCCTTTGTTCATAATTTAAAAATATTTAGAATAAAACTTACTCGTCTTCCTTATCCCAACCAAGGAGATGTGCTACGAATGATACAGCAGCGAACATAGCTACTGTGGCTACGAGACTATTGAAAATGATAACCATATCTTTTAGATTTTACACCTTATTATATAATAGTACAGTCGGACGGTGGATAATCAACGATTTTCCACTCATTCTTCTTTACCTTGATAGCCTTTCGGAATATCACGACTGCTTCGCCGTTATGACGCTTTCTATTGTGAGCGATAAGTCTTGCTACCACAGCTTTCGTAGTTATCGAAAACTCTCTGAGCTTTGATGTGTAGAGGCTCTTGACATCGCATATCACAATCTTATCGCCTTCCCGGTAAACGAAGTCGGCAGTATAGTTATGCCCGTAAAGCAGTGACATTCTCACGTACTTAACCTTAGTCTTAAGCTGCTTTGGTTTCAGCATCCATACCGGGTTGATGGCCGTGATGGTTACCTGTCTGTGTATGCAGCTTATGCCAGGATCATCGAGGATGGTCTGCAAATACAGATACTCCTCTCTTGAATCGTATTCGTTCCCGTCAGGAGCGTAATACTTCTTTGAACCTACGCGTCCCATGTCTTGCCGGCCTCCGCTCCGGGATTTTTAAAAAGCAGATTGATGGCCTCAGAGCCATATCTCTGCCACATTTTGTTACCCCACTGAACAAGATATTCACCCTTTCGGGCTTCGAGCTTACCATCCGTATATTCCGGTTTAAGTCGAACAGTAATATCCCTTCCGTTCTGTTCTATGCTTTCAACGCATTCCAGATTCCGAAGAGCATTAATGTTTTCCTTATTGATTCTTATTGTATTTTTAACTTTCATCTATATAAAACCTCTCCGTTTAGCCAACCACGCAAGGCAGGAGAGGTGATTGCACGTGGTTATTGTGATATGGAGTAGAAGTCAATGTTAAAGGGAGGAGGAAGAATTGACTCCCTCACTCCCAAAGATAATCAAAAACTAGTAATTTATGGCACTCACAATTAAGTGAGCCACATGCAGGACTCGAACCTACGACCTGTCTGTACCTTAGACCGCTCTGACAAACTGAGCTAATGCGGCTTGTGCCTCCGACCTTCACAGGCAAGAGGATTTAATACTCAAAAAAAATATGAATAATTTATAAGAGTGTGCTGATCGCTGTCAGCTAAAGCAAAAACATTTTTAGAATTTTACCTACTTGGGAAGCCCAGGGGAGACTCCAACTCCCAACCTCGCGGATAGTACCACGGCTCTATGCAGTTGAGCTACTGGGCGACGCATAAGTTAACCAATCAAAAATCTTGAAAAACGAAAGAAAATTGGTCTGAGAGGATGGATTCGCACCATCGACCTCCAAGGACACTTTCCCCGGCGCTCTACTACTGAGCTACTCTCCCCAGAAATAAAAAATAATTCCTTCTAAAAGAAATAGACGTATCCTATCTTCTCAGACCAGATACGCAAGAAACAATCTTTTCACATATAAACAATTTATAGCTTAAAAAAATAAACATTTGTGGCAGGTACAGAACTCGAATCTGTGACCTCTAGGTTATGAACCTAGCGAGCTACCAACTGCTCCAACCTGCGATGTATGCAGCCTATCTTCACAGACGAGCTGCATGTTTAAACTGAGTAAAATTTGAATACAATGAATTATATGTTGGAGGCTAGGGCTCAACGAAGAACCACTTGCGATGATAAGATCGGTATCATTTTGTTATCGCCGTGCATCAGTTACACTACTAACCTCTTGATTATATTTTATGAATGAGCAATTCTCACTTCATTTGGATTTACCAGACTGCAACGTTTTCGGCAGTGCTTGCACCGACAATTCTTCGTTCCGGTGTAGTCCGTCTGCTTACTTGATGCAGATTAGCTGGATTTTCGTATGTCGTGCGTCCTTTCGCCAGGTCACGGCATCCATTGATGCTCTCCAGTTACTTCTTTTACACGCATACTATTTCTGTGCATCAACATGTCAAAGAACTATCTTCCATGTCCGCTCTAGAGAACTCTCGTCTGACGCAAGATTGTCGCTGCCCGAACGACCTACTTTATAAGGTATAAGGACTTACCTTTGCGCCGTCAGAGAGGAATTCAACTACTAAACGGAACTAAAAAAAAAGAGTGTGACTGAGGTAAGGATCGAACTTACGACCCGGTGATTAGGAATCAACCTGCTCTATCCAACTGAGCTACTCAGTCTGATTGGGGCGAAATAAGCTAAACGAACAGACATCGCCCCAAAGTATCTACCGCTGTAGATAAAACCCAAATAACTAATAACTAACAATCATACTCTCACGAGCAAATGAAACAAATCTATAACTTTAACCATACCAATATTTCAACACACTTTATGCTCTTCAATGAGCTCATCTATATCAGACTTTTTAAAGAATGCGGTGTTACCTATCATATAATGATGAATCTGACCGCTCTTTCTCAAGTCGTGTATATAACCAGTGCTCATGCCAATATACTTGGCGAACTCTTTTGTAGAGAGCCATATCTTTTCGACAGGCTCTACTGATACTTTCTTACGAGGCATACGCTTAATCTTTAACCAATTCCTGTTCTATAGTCGGTATAACACCTCGACTCTTCAGCTCATCATACAAAAACAGCCTACCTTTCTGAGTCCATTTTGTATGCATCACAGACCCTGATGTTCCATTCGAATGAACGATAGGAACTGTCTCGGAATGAACATATCCGCAAGGTAGATATTTCGCATACAAGATCCACTGGCCACCGACCTTGTGCTGAATACCATAGTTTCTGAGCATTATATTGAATGCCTTTGCTGACTTTCCGTAGTCCTGAGCTATCTGAGTAGTCGTTACAGTTTCCTTACTTGCCAATATCATATCAACGTAATTGACTTTTGGTTTCATATAAGAAATTGTACTACTTAGCTCAACAATTTCCTTATCCTTTGCATAATTCTCGGTTTCTAGTGCTTTTATGCGCTCCTCTCTCCTTTTAAGAGTAGCTTTAGCGACAATAAGAGCTCTAGCCATCAAGTCTTCCTCGGACTCTTCGTCAGCCATGGTCATATACCCTCCATCTTGACGAATACTAGGAAGAACTTCACTCGTTACCCATCTTTTAAAGTCCTTTGCTTGTGGTAACTTGCTACCAAAAATCAAGGCATAAAGACCAGACTCGCTTATGAAGTTCGTATTCTGCTTTCTTCCTTGGGAATCTATGACCTCACGTTTCGTTAGGTCATCTTCATCAACGTGATCACCAACAGCTTTCCAGGGATTTGAAAATCCAAGTGCCTTACATACATCACTTGCACAAAACAGAGGTTCTTTCTCTGTCCCCTCGATTCTAATAGTCCCAAACATCGGACTAATCTTCTTTAAGTGAATATCGTTCATATTTTACATATTTAAGTTTACTACTCAACCGGAACAGCGGTGATAATCGCTGTATGGTTCTTGTAATCTGCCGAGGTTGAGTATTTAAGCACGCCCTTCGGCAAATCTTCGTATTGAGCGAGCTGATAAGCATATGTTACTGCCGACCGAACTGCTCTTGCGGACTCAAGCAGGAAGACTTCAAATTTTCCTGGTTTGATGCCCAATATGTCCTGTTTTGTTATTCTTGCAACTTTTTTCATCTTTGTTACTTAAATAATTCATTAAAAATTTGGAGGTATGCGAAAAAAGTCGTATATTTGCAGTGTCAATGTAAGGTACGTACTTTCGGTCGCACAAGCCTCCGTTTGTAACGGCTTTGTTGGTTACTCGACCGTTAACGAGTGCAAAGATACATGAATTTCGTGTAATAATCAAGTGATTTACACGTTTTTCTTGTACCAT